AAACGCAAAGCATTGCATAGCAACGACTTACGCATTCCTTTTGTATATAATATAGCTCTTGCATGTTCTAGCATGTTCTAAGTTCGCGTGTATATTAAACTGCTGGACAATTCAAGGAGACGAAGAGTGACCACAATTCTGCAGATGCGGCTATACGACATTGACAACCAAATAACTGAATGGTGTCAGACGGAACTGAAGAAAACGGGCGAAAAGGCGTCTGGCGGGCTCGGAAATTACTACGCGTCGAAACTCAGAAACATCCACGGGATTATTTCTGTGGCGGACGAAGTATTATTCCTCTATATACACAAGCATTTCCCAAGGCCTTGCCGGGTCTTGGAGATCTGTGGCGGGCTCTGTCAATTGGGCCACACCCTCGCCATGACAGGCTACGATGTAATGGCCGCGGAGACGGGCCGGTATAACCTCGCGCGGCGCCTGGGGGCGTTCCTGGGGAGTAATTGTACAGTCAGCCATCAAAGATGGCAAGGCGCCCTAGTGGCCAGCTGCGACGTCCTGGTGACCTACAACGCAGTCGCCTCGGCGAACGACCTGCAAGGCGACGAGCCGTTCTTCCAGGAGGCCCTCAATTACGGCATCGACGTGATCTTCAATCCATCTCTCTATGGTCGGAAAAACGACCCGTACGCCCTCAATCTCGCGTGTGGAGACGTCGTTGATGTGGGGATGGGTGCCAAACACTACATTCCAATACGAAGGTGAGAGTTATGATCAACAAGATGAAGCGAGAGACGTGTCCGGTGTGCAACTTCCACCTTTCTACAATATGCTGGATCATTCCGTTCAAGCCGTTACCCGAACCTGTCATTCTTCCGATGGCAAAGATCGAGAACCTTTCGACCCTTGACGCCAAAGACCGTTACGTGTTCGCGCAGTGCATGCGCTGCCATTCTGTGTACCTGGAGACGGTTCCGACCAACCAGTCCCATGTAGGTGACCACTACGTGCAGAAAATGGGTCGCCCGGAACATGCCGACAACAGTAAGGCGTGGTGTGGGTACTACTCGCGGTACGAACGATTCATTAAGCACGTACCTGACAGTGCCACCATTATGTGGGATGTAGCGTGCGGAATTGGCCAGTACCTCATTGTGGCCAACGCACAGTGTGACAGAAACTGGAAGATGTTTGTCGGGATCGATGGAAACCTACGATACGTCAGATACATGGACAGACATTTTGACTTCATCCAGGCCGTAATGTTCAACTTAAACCAGCTCTCCTGCAACAACATCGAAGTGGTTTCGCTCGCATTGGATGGATACAAACAGCCAGACTTAATCGTTTTCTCTGAAGCCTTCGAGCATGTCACGAGCGGCTACCGCACCGTACGTTCGCTCGCGTCCGCCTTGAAGCCTAACGGTATTCTGTTCTTCAGCACACAGGCGATGGGGACCAACCTACCGGTCCGACCAGAGGAGACGACCTACTCGACAATTGTGGGCCTCGAAATCATGTGCCGCGACGCGGGCCTACAGATCATCGAGTGTGATGTTGTCGCGGGGCGGCAACTGGTTACAGCACGCAAGACGGAAATTCCAATCAATGAGTCAAAACATGCCAAGAACGAAGAGAGTACACTTGTGGTTTCGTCCGACAGATCTGGGAACGGCAGGTCCGCTGATTCGGGCTTCACAAGAGCTGGCGGATCTCGGCTGGGAGCTAAAGTTGTTTGCTGACCGACGTCCGGTCGGTGCGTGCGATCTCGTTGTCGCACAACAGACGCTATTGTACGGTAATGAACCTTGGCTTGAAGAAGCCGAGCCTGTCGTCATTTTAGAGCGAGCCGATGCCGCGACCCCATTCTCGCGTCGTCTGACAGAACACCACAGCGTTATCATGTCGATCAAGGGAGCTCTACTTAGTCACTTGCCAAATCATGCGAAACACAGCCGGTATCACGTATGGCTGCTAGAGGACCAACCAAACCTTGACCGCCAGCCACTGTCAACGTCAGCCTTGCGGAAGTTTCGAGTAGGCCCATCCTACGGCGCCTACTCCCACATGTGGCCATGGCTGCAATACAAGACCGCAGAGGAGGTCGTATGTGGAGTACGCGAACTCGACTGCATGTTTGCCGGCACTACCAAGTACGGCGTTGATGCCATTACAAGCCACAGGGAGGGGTGTGTACGCGCCATAAGGGCGATATCAGGTAAACACCTGCTACACGACTCGCGTGTTATGATACGCAAAGCATACGACATGGCGCTGTGCAGCTCGAAGATCTGCGTATCACCTTGGGGCTACGGCGAAATGGCATACCGCGACTACGAAGCCCTGTTTGCTGGGTGCGTCCTGATTAAACCAGACACGTCGTTCGTAAAGACGGATCCGAATATCCTCACAGCTGATAGCGTGTGGTTTTGTAAGTCTGACTGGTCTGACCTGAAGGATGTCGTGACCAATATACTGGACTGTTGGGAGGAGACAACAGCCCTTCGCATCTATAACTGCAAGCGAATGCGGCAATGTTATCAGGCTTCTTACGTTGCCGCCCAATACGCCCGCCTGTTTCACGAAGCCATTCGGAGATACGGGAATGCTCAATCAGATCGCCAAGCGAATTGAAATAATCTGCAAGCAGAAGCAATTCAATCGTATCGTCCACATCCACACGGACCACTTCGAGCCCGACTGGTACGTCCAACAAAGCCATCTGTATAGTCTAGAGGCGTTTCATGCATACATCGCGTCAACGAGATACACGAAGTGGTCCCTGTTTTTAGATCCGCAGTATCGGCCATGGCTAGCGAAGGACATTCCTGTTCCATCTCTGTATGATCCACCAAGTAACGACCAGGTTGTCTTTGCACGAAATCCGTACCAACCGTCTCTTAATGGCGTCATTGCAACAGCCTGGGACCAGCTTGCTGACATCCATCTCCATATACATCACGAGCTCTGGACCCAGAATGCATGTCCTGCACCAAAGCTTATTCCTAGGACTCACCCGCCACTCACAAACGAGCAGCTTGCGATGCGGTTATGGATCCAAGAGCACAGTACACCAAGACTGGACTCAGCACGCTTTAGTCGCTACGTAAAACACGCACGAAACCACTATCGCCAGTTTTTCGGCGAAAATGGCAGATGGTGTTTTATCCATGGACGCTGGGCTTTGGCCGGATCAGATAGTGAGATCTGTGCACTACGCGATGAGATTCCCATCCTTGTAGACAATGGCTGTGCCGGAGACTGGTCGTTTCCAGCCGGGCGCCGGAAGTGCGATCCCGCAATAAAAAAGCCGTTTCTAGTGACGCCATCAGAGATGGTTGGAACGAAGCCTTATGACTCATCACTCGGATGGCGGACACTTCCCGATGGCAATCTCGGTGACCGCTTCCTGATCTGGAGCTCTGCGCAAAACGCATGGTGGCCCAGTTTAGACTACTTCTCAAAAAAAGTCCGGGAAGAGTTTACCATCGATAACGTACTCGGGCATCTCGATCTGGAGGCCCCGCGCATAGACGACACCATTTATCTCAAAACCCACTCACACAGCATGAATCCATACTATTGGAAACACAAGCTATCGCCAGCAGGGTGGGCAGATCCAATCTTCGCAGTGATCAGCCGAGCCAGTAAACAGGCAGGGGTAGAGTTTGAGCCTCAGACCGTGCGGGACTTCCTACGCGAGCAATTCGGAATTACTTAGATCGAATTATCTAGTCGCTCAATGTACATCACGTATCGGCATGGCGGTATCGTGTCTACTGCATCATGATCAAGCGTAGCTTCTGTTGGTAAGTGCGAGAGGTATCCGGAGTGGACGTACTGTGAGATAGTATGTTGATGTGCAGTTGCTGCGTTCAGGCCGGTAATTGCGTGATAGTGAGGACCTCCCAACGGAATCACCACTGGGTGTGTGTGCTCCGCCAGCCCATGCCGATGACCTGGTAAGGGCTCTGTGTGTGAAAGATCGTTCAGCGTTGGACTGTGCGGCAAAGTTCCGGTATGCGGATATGCTGGTGTGGTGTGGTCATGCTTTTCAGAAGTGCTTAAATCACCAACGATAATCACATGGTAGTGAGGCCCATCCGGTCCCAGAGAAACTCCGTGCGTATGTTCGCCGTCTGTGTGGACGTGCCCGGAGTCTGTGTGTCCCAGGGTGCCAAGCAGCGTTCCGGCGTGCTCTAAAGTTCCGGTATGTGCATGTGCCGGCGACGTGTGGGTGTGCGTGGCTGGAGTAGCTCCATCTGTTGTGAAAACGTGATTATGCGCCCCGCTTGATGCAATTGAGAACGGGTGTGTGTGCGCTCCTATAGAGTGAGAATGTGGATCTTCATCGACTGAATGTGGTAGGGTGGCTGCAGTGGCTGTGTGTTCCAAAGTCCCAGTGTGTGTGTGTACCGGCGTTGCGTGGGTGTGTGTGTTTTCCGCTGGAATCGTGTGGGTGTGAGTTCCGGCACCGTGTGTGTGGCCAAGATCAGTGATCACTGCTACGCCATCATCAGACGGCGAGCTCGACGACCAGGCATCGACAACGGACCCATCATTGTTATTATCAACCGTCACGTCCTGCCCAGAGTCGTGATGATGTCCAGAGTCCTCACAATCTGCATATCCCTCGGCAACATTCCCCGTGCCACCTCCGGTGACGCCGCCGTGATTGTGCGAGCTTCCGGCGCCAGTGACGCCAGCTGCATGGTCATCAATCACATTTGCATTGTGATCCTGGATACACGCAACAACCTCCAATGCTGTATGTGCATCCACCGTAATGTCTGTTGTCTCGTCACCAGTACTTCCAGGGGAGGCGTCGGTATTCCCGATGTGACCATGCGCGCCATCAGTATTTGTTGTTCCGCCGTGAGTGTGTGCACCATCGGAGCCGGTAACGCCAGCAAGGTGAGTATCTATCGCTGACGCGTCATGATCTTCCAGGACCGCCGCAACTTCGGCGCCGGTGTGATCTCCAATATTGGCATAGCCATTATCAGTTGTTATGGCGCGTCCGTCAGTTGTTCCAGTATGACTATGGTTCCCGTCGGTTTGAGTCAAGCCGGAATGCGTGTGATCCCCATCAAGTCCAGTCGTACTAGCTGCGTGGGTATCAATGACATTGGCATTGTGATCCTCAATGCACGCAACAACGTCGGCTGCTGTATGTGTCTCAAGGACAACTACGGCATAATCCGTATCGCCAGTTGCGTCACTGGCCGTTCCGCTGTGAGCGTGTGCTCCATCAGAGTCTGTGACTCCTGAGTGCGTATGTTCCGACTCGTATCCTGTAGTCTTAGCTATATGATTGTCAATGTCGGCCGCATTGTGGTCTTGAATGCACGCGACCACTTCAGTGGCCGTGTGAGGGTCAATAATGCTGTTGTCTGATCCGCCGGCATTTCCAACTTCCACATCAGCATCTGTGGCTCGTGCAAAATATTTGTCTGAGCCTTGCGCCATTACGATGCCCGATCCGCCGTTTCCGACCGAATTGGTCACTCCATTCATGACGGCCCAGCCAGTAGGTATATTGGCAGTTGTTCCTACCCACATCTTGACGGTCAAGATCTTATCGTCGAGGTAGTCGCTCACGCACACACGGTTGCCGTCCGTGTCCACCATAAAGGCAATGTTGCGGCATGCCACAACATTAGGATCCTGCCCTCCGCAGGTACGCGGGAGGAATACGTCGAAGGCGTCTCCGGAAGTGGTTGACGAGGTTCTTCCTGGCGAACCGGTCACAAGTTTACACGATACCTTCGGGTCGCCGCCATTTTGTTCCCAGTTGGATTCTGTAAATCCCCAAAAGACTTCCGTATCCGCATCCAGGTCGGCCCGTATGATCCACTTATCATCGTCCTCAAAAAAATCCAGTACCAGTTCGGTGTCTGCCGGAATTGATTCCGTCCCTTCTGCCCAATCGTAATAACCGCGCACATTCAGGCCGGTGTCGCCCCCGTCATTGTAAATGGAAGTCTGCCCGCTCCCTCCGGGCGCCCTAATACCATCGTTTTTGCCCTTCTGCGGGCTTGTCAAAATATCTGTTGGGTCCTGCTGATACATCTCCTCGATTTCTTCGTTGATCGGAGCCGTGGTCCAGCGAGTTGATACATCATACTGGCCACCATGTCGGTCCTCACGGAGCATGGCGACCGAATACAGCATCACGTCGTCATAGGCTGTCTGTTCTGCAGTGTCGAGTCCATTCTTCACAATGTCGTAATTGTCTCGCATGCGAAGATAGTAGTCAGTAGTAATTTGCGTTGCGAGATCGTGGAGAGATGAAGTGTTGCTTGGTGTAGCTCCGCCTGCGGTGAAGTCGGCGTAAGCAGTCGTGCGGATGATTTTCTCAGTACCAGGAGTCACAGCCGAGTCGGGAAAGTACTCATCAATAGAATGATCTACCCGGTACACGTGCCGCAATCCGTCCTTTCGCGGAACGTAGTGGCGGATTCGGCCGCAACTTATAGCCACTTTCTCCGGGGCAGCACCCTGGGCCAGCATATCACTACCGTCATTTCCGCCAGACCGATAGGAAGTCGCTTCCGCTTCGAACGAAACCGGCCGAGCAGAACTGAAACTTTGCGTCTTCACGGTTCCGTCGAAGCCGGCAATGATTCTGTGGCCGATTGAATAAGCAGCTGCATCAAGCAAAGACGGCGCCGGATGGTGGTCTTGGTTAAATGAAACCGGATCGGGGTTCAGGTAGTATGGATTGACATCATCCAGGTCAATCGTCACTCCGATTGCTGACCCAAGATCACTAAACAGATTTGCCCACGTTGATGTCTTCGTGAGCGTCATTGCGCCAACATCACGGAATTGCCACCAATATCTCTGATCGACAAGTGGCAATAGCCAGAGACTATCGTCTCGGGTTGTGTTGCTGGAATAGGTGTATGTGACCGGAATTGGGGGAAGCAGCCACATCTTAGCCGTCAGGGTTGATTCAATCAAATTCTCCTCGCGTCCACCAGCCTCGTGAATTGCCCTGACAATCAATTCGGGAATCACGTCCATCGTCCGACTGTTCGGATATTTCGAGGCAATCGCATCCTTGCCAATGGCCGTCGTGAGACCCCAAAACGAGCTCCACCGCTGGGCGCCAAGTGGCCAGTACAGCTGGTTGACCTTCATCTTCGGCGGGTCGATCCGGCTGATGCACGGCGACCGATCCAGGACGTCAGTCTGAATGCGATTGATCTGGTCTAGGTCGTACCACTTCTCTAGCCAATTGTGAAGCTGTGGATCCAAGATCAACAACGGCTGTCCGGCGTATGTGATGGATACTGCTGCCATGATTACATCCTCTGGATTGCCTCTGGTGCAGTGTCCAACCAGGTGAATGGACGAGGTAAGTCGCCGCGTACAATCATCCCGAAGACCCTATGAAACCACTCCGCCCGGATCTTCCAGTCCCACTGCCTTATTGACGAGTTCATGTTCACCGACAGAAACTCGCGATTCTCGCGGGCGATCTGCAAGGCCTTCCAGGCGCCACTCGTCAACGTGCAGTCTGAGAAGAAGACTCCATTGACGCAATGCTGTATCAGCTCCGGCATATTGCCGACCGGTGTCGTGACGACAACGCACCCACACGCAGCGGCCTCAAGGGCAATGTTCGGTGTTCCTTCGCTCGACGATGCGCAGATCAGGTAAGACCCTGAATTGTACCACTCTCGCATTTGGTCCTGGTCGAGACCGCATCCTGTGTCCGGCACCAGGTAGTGTGTGTCCCACCCGTCCCCGACGTTATCTAAAAGCTCCCGTAGCGGCGTCAGGATACGCCAGAAGCCCTTCACGTCCGGCTGTCCGGCCTTCATCTCCTCGGATTGATTCGGGTCGATCTTTGACTTCGACGCACACCACAGCACCCTGTGCGGTCTCTCTTTGATCGGCACTGTCGGATAAAAGGCGTTGGTGTCAACTCCGTTGGAGATATTGCACGCGGTGTACTTGTGTTCCATCGAGACGGCTCTCATATTGACCCACGATGCATAATTATTCACGATCGTGTAGTCGGCCGCCATGATCGATTCGACTAACATCCAATGTCGGCGCCCGAGTCCGGAGTTGTGCGACGAGACGACCGGGATGTCCAGCTTTGCGGCGTCCAGTAGCCTGCGCAGCATCCCGACGATGTTAGTCGGAAGACAAAAGATCATGTCATACTTCGAGAACGCGATCGTCTCGATTGGCGTCTCGTCATAGCAGATGATCTCGTATTGCAGATCGTCAGGTTGCGTTGTACGAATAGCCTCCGCGCGGCGCGTGAAACACCAATTCGGACGATCAGAAATGATCAGAACCTTTTTCGCTCTCGCCATGGTTACAGTTCCCAGTCAAACTCAACCTCGAACACGAGGCTGATGGTCACAAATGACATCCCACCAGGCACGGTCAAAACCTCCGGCTTGGTACTGTAAGCGGGACGCATCATGGACCGCAGGAGCTCATTTCCATTGTAGGTGGGTTCCCAGTCCTTTAGCAGCATCTTCAAGATCTGTCGCTTGTATCGCGACAGCACGCCCCGCTCTGCCTTCAGAAGGGCGTGTTCTAGTGAATCGATGCTGTCTAAATCGTGCTGTGAATACGGAGCCACAATGATGTTGCAGACTTCCGTGCACGTAAGATCGCCTCCGCCTTGAAACATCTCCGGTGGGAAGGTCCCGTCGCCTGCAGACACTGTACAGAACGTGTCGCTTGGTGGGACCTTCAACGGCTGCGGGTGGTCGGTCAGCATGACGCTATCGCCAGACCACTCGTCAATCTTGTCCCGGAGTCGTTCCACAATTGACTCCAGGATCTGTTCTTCGGTCGCGTATTCCCGAGTCATAACGCATCTCCTCTCACCTGTGCGTTACGGTCAGTCGCTTGTGTCAGCAAGCTCGCTGGCGATCATCCGGGTGATATCGATCATCTTGTCTTGAATGTCCAACCAACCTCCGGCCTCTTCGGTGCGACTGGCGCCGGTGATCACCTCGGCCTTAACGGCAGCCTCGAAGGTGTCAACGGCCGTATCGATGTTGGTTCGATAAGTGGTGTTGCCGATCGGCAGAACGGCTGCGGCAACTCGGTCTGCAAAGGTAGCCATTTGTCTGGTCCTCTTGCGGGGGGTTAAGAAATCAGTCCATCAGAAATTGTTTCGCCGCCAGCACTGTTGCTCGGCAGCAGCAAGTCGTCTTGTCTGAAGTTGCGCCGGAACCATTCTTGGAATTCTCCGGCTCGGTCGTTTGTTACGGTGATTTCCCACGTGTCGTCGGCGCCGAGATCAGTACCTCCGCGGAAGAATGCGACGAACGGTCCGCCTGTGTATAACTCCGTGGCAGCCAGGAAGGTCGCCTCATCGATAAAGAGACTCGACCCGGACGTGATGGCCGTCGATAGTCTGATTCGGAAATTGACAACATCAGGCACAACCGCCGGCATTCTAAAGTAGCCATTAACCGCAGTGAATGCCGTTATGCTGAGGCCGCCGCCACTGATCAGGCTTTGCGTAGTGGTGTTATTGGTCCCTTGAGCGTCCGCGATAACGGTCCCAGTCCCATCAACCAGCTCGACGACCAATGCGCCGGCGGCCGGGAATACATCCATTTTAAGGTACACATTCCATGCGTAGACCGTCCGCCGCTTAAGTCCGGACAGCCTTTGCTGGATGGACGTCAAATTGGTCCCGTTTCCATCGAACTCGACAGCTTTACCCCTCAGGACATGGGCGGTACCCGCAACAGTTGTGCCGTGAGAAAGGCCGCCAGCATCGAATGTGTCGCTTGACGATAGTGTGGGTATGTCACCTGGCGGATGCGCCTGCTTAAACGTGACCGTGTACACGTAATTCGGAGCTGTTCCACTCCTAGATACCGTCACGCTTGCTAATCCGCTGAGGGCCCTTAGGGCGGACTGTACGACCGCTGCACCGGCATTGTACGCCACGGGGGCCGTATACTGGACATGACTATTGACGTCCGTATATACGAGTATGAAGGTTCCACTTGTTGGCGTTCCCGTAATCGTGACCGTCTGGACTTCGTAATTGGTCATCTTAATCGTAGTGCCAATCGATCCGACAACAACGTCCCAATCGTCTGGCGTATTGTCGCGGTCGTCTTCAGCGTCGAAACTTCCATTGGCCAGCAGGCCGCTAGCTGCCGCAGACTGCGAGGCTGAAGCGGCGCTTCCCTGCGGCCATTGTGAGCTATCGATTGTGTAAACGGACGCCTCGCCGGCCAGGGCGATTCCGCCATTCCCAGATACGGAGGTCACCGTGCCGCGCACCGTTTCGCCCAACGTATTTTCTGCGTTACGCCCGTCTCCATTTAGGACGCTAACTGTCAGCTCCGCATCTGTATTGTTGCCAGTACCGGCAGTAACAGACGCGGCGGCTGTGCTTGCATTCACGTCATTGTCTGGATTCGATTCACCGCCGGCGCCCTCCATTTGGTCAATAAGCTCCAGCATGGCGATACGCACGTCAAGGTTTTCCAAGTTCACGTCATCGTCAGCAAACTTAACCAACATGTTCGAGGCCATTGACTGCAGGGCAGCCGTTGCTGTATTAACTTCTCGCCAGTTGACAAACTCACGCATCAGGTTCTCGATCAACCGCTGGATATCAATCTCGTCCGCCAGATATTCAAACTGCGTAATAATCGCGTCGAATTGATTCTCAACGGTTGTTCCGCGTGCGGCATTGATCAGCTCTTGGGCATAGAAGATTTTGCCGAGCTGAGTAAACAGCCCCGTGTTGCCGGTCAGTGTGATGGCCATTATTCTGCCTCTGTGTTGTAATGCTCATAGCCAAGGAAGTAGTTTTCCCATGGCTTCCTACTTAGCATTGGCGAGGTCCCCGACTTCAATGTCTCGGCCAGGGTTGGCGTACGGCTGAGGCCGTATGTGTAGGCCAGCTCAATGTGATAAAGCAGGGAACGTCCGTCTGAAGCCAGCTCTGGATCGGACAAATGTATTGTGTCATCGAGCAATCGCTCGGTGATTCCATTAGGGTCCGTCCGGGATTCAACAGGTCCAGCCACGTCGGGCCATTCGCCAACCCGTTCGGCGATTACTTTGTAAACCCGTTTTGTTATAGGCTCGTGCGCTTGCACGAAAGCGCTGGTGTCCGCATCCTCTTGGCGAGTGCCACTATAAGCCGAAATTGGCATCTGGTAAACACCGCGGTGTGTCATGTACTCGCTGCTGACCTCAACATACGTGTACATGTTATTCTGATGTGCCTGTGATAACCCGTGGCCAGAGTCAAATTTCTCGTCCTCGCCCGAAATCTCGACTGGCACCTTGCGTTTATTATATTTGTCGCCAGGAGACTCTAGTTCCAGTTCTTTGATCTGCGGCACACCATGTTCGCTGTGACATGGGCTCTGGAGATATGTCGCGAACATGACAGAGGGCTTCGTTTCGTCGTCGAATGTTGGCGGGAATGGACTTTTCGTGTGATTGTAGTTTGGAATCGGCTTCGGGCCTTGGTCCAGAAATTCACCAAGGTCTTTCTTTAGCAAATTGAGATACGTCTCCTGGTTGGGTACCCTCATGACCCGAACGTGCATCGACACCCTATTTGTGTCTAGTTCTTCTACGAGTGAAGCACTCTGTAGAAGTTGTCCGTTCTCACTATCTGCACCAAAACTCTTACGCATGTCGCCGAGTCTCGCCTCAACGACCTGGGCACACTTCACGATCAGGTCTCGCTTGTTGGTCTCTGGCGCCCCCGTCAATGTTACATGGACCTCCGCATGCCCCTTTCCGCCGCCCGCAGCAATCCCTTCCGTATGGCTCGCCTTCCAGGACTTGGCGGGAGATGGCGGCGCCGCATGCACCTGCTTGTCGGTGATCGAGTAGCGAAGATTTAGACCGTCAGGCGTCGACCGAAATCGATTAAATGTTCGCTTGTAGCCATCGCGCAGCGGTGGGATAACGACATTGCGGTACGCATTCGGGAACTTGCTCGCGTGCGAAACCCGCAACACTCCTTCCCACGTACGGGTCACATAGAAATTTTCGTCTCTCGTGTCTTCAAGCGACCATTTATTATTGAGGACATTTTGGACCGGGCGACCCGTCTGGCTATACTCGCCATCACTCCATTCGGAGCCGCACTTCAAAACACATACCTGTATTTCATACTCAATGCGGATTACCTTTGATCCCGCCACATGCGTAATGCTGCAAGAGATTGGCCGGGGCCCACTACGCACATCCAAGTCCCCCGAATTTGGATTACTGGTAGCCTGCAGTACGGTTTCGCCATTGATAGCATACAAGAAGTCAGCCCGCGGGTGCATCAGCTGGCCATGAATCTGCTCGACAGCATTTGCTGCTGTTGGCGGTGCTCCCCATGGGACGATTACGTGACCACTTCCGGCCAAGCTGGTAGTGTGGGCTAATCCCATTACGCGTATCCGAAAGTCGTGGTATAGTAAATCGGTATCGCTCTCGTCGTACTGTGCAGTCTCATCAAAAACGAGCGTCTGCACGTCCAGCAGTTGCACCCCGTTGTATATCATGACTGTTGACATGTGACCATCCTTATGGAGCCACGCGGCCTTGCCGGCGCCGCTCTCTGGCCGCTGCCTCGGCCGCTCGCCTCTCCTCCATCATTCGCTCGCGAACACTGACTCTACCGACGTCACCATTCGACAAATCATTGATGAAGTTGACCCATGGGACGGCCATGGGGTTTGCTTCGCCATACCACAGTTCCAGAAGACGCATTAACAGGTCAAACTTGGCGCTGATAGCTCTAGCGTTTGAGACAGCGAACGCGGTAGCCCTATTGGCGGCGGCGGCTATATCGTTGAGCACATTTGTGGACATTACCTTGTATGGCAACATCGCTTTCTCAAGATCGTTCTGACTCCTCATCAACCGTGTCGAAGACGCCCCGGTCATACTGGCCAAATGAACGTGGCGAGCGAGGCGCTGAGCCTCAAGGTTCTGCGATGCGATCGCGATGGCCCCGCCGAACTGTTCCAGGGCCCTGGCTTTCTCAGTTAGTCGCTCGGTTACTTTCTGGATGGCCTTTGGCAGTCCAATCATGGCAAGAGACATGCCAAGAATGCCGAACGTGAGTCGCTTGGTTGTCTTTAACGCCTGGGCTTTGGCTTCCTTTAGTGCGTCCTCGTGTTGTTGTTGTTGTCTCGCCTTTACCCCCGTACTAGAGACTTGATCGGCAATGGCCCCCATCTTGCCAAACTTCTGAAGTAAGCTCGCCTGGGACTCGGCGGCCGCCGCGGCCTGCCCGCCGAGTCCAACTGTCCTGGCTCCGCCCACAGTAGCACCACTGGCGGCGGCTTGGCGGCGGGACTCGGCGGCCGCCGCGGCTATAACGCGGCGGGACTCGGCGGCCGCCGCGGCCCGCCCGCCGAGTCCAACTGCCTTGGCTCCGCCCACAGAAGCACCACTGGCCGCCCCGGCTTGAGACGCGGCAGCGCCCAAGCCGAGGCGGGCCAGCAGGGAGGCGAGAGTTCCAGCTATAGATGCGAGCAGCGTACCGGCCATTGATGTTACCTCATTGCGTACCGGGCGCTTCGTTGAGGCGGCTTAGTGCCTTGTGTTTGTCCGCCAGATACGTTGCTTCCTCAGGCGTGTCAGCCATCGCATCAAACCATCCAGGCGGCAAGCGTCGCCCCGTGACCATGCCAATCGCCGCATCGGCACCCGCCCTTATTCTGTTGGCTGCTCGAAGCTCTTCTCTTGGCTGGAGCAAGAGCAAGGCGCCGTATCGCTCGGGCTCATCTCGTTCAAGGGCGACAAGATCGGCTCCGTAGAGGCAGATGGCGTCTGCGAAGGCCTGGTGTTTTTTTTTACGGAATCGATGAATTCATAAAAGTCGCCGAGAAGTTCCAGTGTTTCAAGTTCCGTGAGCCCTCCCGCCAGATCGTCTGCATAGGCTGTAACGCCAAAAGTGCGCCGTATAGCACGCAGGGTGACTTGGACGGCCTCCTCATCGCCAACGTCCACGAGATGCGGATGCACTTCTGCACGGAACTCTTTGTCATCTCGCAGTGTCCGAAAGGCAACCATTGGATCCACAGATCTCGTGCAGAGTCCGTCAAAGTACGTGAAGATCCACCTCTTCTTCTTTCGCTGCCAAAACATCCCTCACCTCCCATCCAAGGATTACGAATTTAACGTGTTGTAAATCACCCCGGTTGTCTGATTGCGGTGTGCTTCGAACTCAAGCACTATGGACGAAAACTTCGTACCATGCGCTATCTCGATCGGGTTTCGTACAATACAGATCGGGAAATTCATGGGGTCATTGGTGTTCGACAGCAAAACGCGCATATACTTGGCGTCCTGGATCATTAAGGTCCCAATGTCGGCTGTCTGAACGGTTCCCTTCAGTGCTTCGGTATTGGCTGCGAGACGGGCTCGAATTTGATCAGCTACCGTCTTGTCGAATTTGCTTAACTCGCAGCGGACATGAACAATGCGCCCCAGGAACTGTATATCAATTGGCGGGCCTTGCGGTCCGCCGTGTGAGTCTCCTGGAACGTCGTGCATGAAAGACTGGTCTCGCGTCTCCGGCATGTCGAGGGCTTGGCCCAACGTTTGAAGGCCAGAGCCATCGCCCGTGTCGACTTTGACGGTCGTGACCTTTGCGACTTGGATCTGTTGGGCCATGTCGTCACCTTATCATGTGCGGATAGTTGGCAGCCTTGACTCACGAGCAGGGTAGTAGTGCTTCGTGCGGTCCGGCAGGAGGTTGTTCTGTTGGTACTCCAGCGATGTTGGCCCGTCCACTGTCGGGTGCATCTTTGCCTGCTGAGACGTTAGATTGAAGACGTTGACTCCCTTACGCAGGGCTTCGAGGTGTTCTCTCGCCACCTCGTGGTAAGACTTGGCGAGATCCGGATCCAAGGCCGGGCGCCGACGAAAGAGGCGTGACATTGTGATGTCACAGGTCATCTGCACGAGATGTGCGGCGGCATTGCCGGAGAGGCCAGATAAATCACTTGGTGAGTACCGGCTACCAGCCAGGAGGGCTGCGTCGACCTCGCCGCTGGCCGCCGTGAGGGCTGATGTTACCTTCGAACACGTCGCAAGATCTTGTCGGTTTAGCTCGCCGCCGCTATCGCTCGCCAGTCGACTAATAGTTCGAATGTCGTGATGATCAAAAAGCTGTGCTGCAGTGGCATAAGCCATGGTCGTCTCGGTTCAGAATTGTCCCGCGGATGGGAATTTCAAGTTCCCACCCGCGGGTTTGCATGTCCAAAATAGCGCCACAAATGATACTGTCTTGGAATGATCAAACGGCCGAGGTGAACCGGAACCCAGTGGCAGGCGCCGTCACAACTACGTCGATGTCATCCACAACCGATCCCCTAACCCTTCTGTGGTCGGAGTCTCGCAGTGTCTCGACGGTCATCTCCTCATAAGCGAAGATCATGAGAGTCGAGAAAGAGGGACCGCCGGAGGCCGCCACCAAGTCGCCCGGTCGCGAGACCAAATAGGCAACGTCGGTTCCGAGGACAGCCTCGCGAGTCGTCGAGCTAGCGCCCTTGGTTGTTGAGACCTTGTAGGTCGCGTCAACGACCACATCGAAGCCGTACAGCTGCAGCGGGAGACCCCAGCGTGCATTCGGGTTACCGAATGCGGCATTGCCCTTGACCTGATCGGTCGCACCGGGAGATCCCTTGATATGATCTACGATCTCCTGACACTGTGACAACTGGATCGCAACGTTAGGAGAAACGACCAGCATCAACGCTTCCTCTTCGACGGCGCCCAGCGTGTCAGCCAAGATGATCTCGGCGGAGGAATTAAGGGATCGCTTGACGTCCTGGCGCTGCGTGGTCGAGGCAGACCACTTACCGGTATTGCCGGTAATCGAAGAGACGGCGGACGTGTGCGTGGTATCACCACCTCCGGCGCCGTCGCCGATCGTGTCGAGGGCCGTCTTGACGAGTTGCGTTCTCGCGGTCATCGCTTGTTGCGCTTTGATTCGCGAGTGTGTGCCAACGATGTCCCAGTCGGCCTGTTCGATCGCCTTGTCACCGAGCATGAATCCATACTCGTAGCGCTGCGTGAGGTAATCCGTGAACTTGAACGTTTCCGTTCCTTCACGCCGCTCGGGACGAGGCTGAGAATCTGGCCATACGAAATCCGAAAGATTCGTATTGAGGATTCGTCCTGCTTCCTCGACGGTCATCTGTAAAAAATAGCCAGAGCTTTTTTGCACCTTCCGCAATTGGATGTAACGGTTGATCGCAAACTTAGTTGGGTTGCGAGAGAAGTCTACGATCAATCCGCCGGTCGCACGGTGGTCTTTCACAAAAGTATTAAGGCCACTCGGATGAACAGCTGTTCCACTTGCCATGATTTCGTTCCTCATTTAGTTGGGTAGCGTGTGCACCCGAGGGGTTTGTTAAAACTCTCCCCGCCCCGCACATGGCAGTGAAGGGCGAGGAGAGTAAACGTTTACTTCTGGTCAGCTGGAGATGACAGTCTGGCCCTCGGCCTTCAGCAAGACCTGGACGCGAATCTTCTCTCCACTTACGCCCGACTGCAACGCCTGGGCGCCGACCTCTTGCGTGGTCGTTCCGGCCGTCACAACGACCCCCTTGCCGTTCGCATCGGACTTCAGGTCGTCTGCGGCCGCAACCGTTCCGCCCAGTTCGAGCAGACACACTTCGCCCTGCCCGTAAACGTGAATTTCTTCGCCGTCTTGTGCGGCGTAGACGGTGCTGACGGAAGGAATCGGCGCCTCACGGCTGCCCTCCTGCGCAATGCCTTGAATCTTGGCGTTAGCCGTTGCCTGGATAACAGTATTATCCTCGCCGAGATTCCATTTCACGAACCGACTGGGCACAATATTCCCACCGGCCATAAAGGTTGGATTTTCTCGTACCATGACTATTAGTCCTCATTGTGAGAGTTTGCTTGGCGGCTTACGCTCCGCACTTGCCGGTGAAAAAACGATCAGCCTTTCGGGTTGGCTTCGACCCACGCCTCAGCCTGAGCCCACGTGATGTCCTTGCCCTGTTTTCGCTGGACGTCAGCATAGTCAAGAGCTCGCTGGTACTTTTCCGCCTCCTGCTTGTCAGACTCCTCTGGGAGCTCGCCAGCCGGGAGGGTCGGAGCGCCAACTGCACTAGGCGTCGCGTACTTCTCGATCGTGGAGACGTGTGCATTAAATTGTTCGTCGGTCATGGTTTCCTTCCGCTCATCGGACTCCATGGAGTAGAGACACAGGCCCCTCTCGGCCTCGCCGTCAATAGCGTAGGTGTTCACGAGCCGCTCGATAATGGCGGATCTCCGGCCATCAGAAGCATCCTTCTCCAGAGCGGTAATCCGGTCGTCCTTGGCCTGGTTGTCAACAACCAGCTTCGCGTATTTCTCACTGAGCTGATCGTGATCAACTCGGAGTTTGGCGTAGTTTTCGCGGTCAGTGTCGGGGGTTTTTTTGGCCATCTTGACTTTGTCCTCTTTTTTAGGTTTGCAGGCGTAGTCCTCCTCCTCTACGGGAGTGCCAGTCGCAGGGGCGACGGCAGCTACCAGAGGAGGTTTTGGTGCGACAGTTGCTTCAGCCGGTAAAACGCCTTCCGGCTCACCAGTCATCTCGGCTTCGCCTTCGCCGCCCATGGCGGCTTCAACGCCAGTTGGACTGGGGCCTCCCCCAATCCCTTCTCCGGCGTCTTCGAGCGACTCGTCTTTTTCAGCAGCGGCTTCCTCTTCGCTCATTTTTTGTCTCGCCCATTGGACGAAATCAAGCTCGTTAATGGCTGCCACGATCTGTTGAATTTCGTCGGGAGCGAGCATCGTCTGGTCCCCTTCATATTGGTCTTGCTCTTCGTCAGAGCCTTTGAATGCCTGGACGAACGTACTACCCGCACTCGGTGCTACGGCAGTGTACTTCTCAACCGTCTCGCCGCTTACCAACCTGCAGAACCTGACGCCAAGATCAAGTCTCGGCGTTTCAGCTCCCAGGCAGGCAATAGGGTCGAAGAAGCGTTTTGCCATGTCGTCCGACATCCACAGCTCTACGCTCCGACGAGGTCGTTTTACCAAGCTGTCGTGATCGTCTTTGAAGTGAAACTCGTCGGTGAAGATCCCCCAGCGGGACCTTACGCGACCGAACTTCTTGACCCGGAATGGTCCGGCGAAACCAACGACAACCGGCATCCTCGCACCTTGGAGGAGCTCCGCCCGCGAGGGCGTGTGGCCGTCAACCAGAGTGGCGAAGTCGCCAGTGTCGAGTATCCTCTCGTTGCACCGTGCGCAAATCGCGTCAAGAGCGGCCTTGTCGTACTTTTGTGGCTTACCCTTTCTGTCTTGCGTTTCGTGTTCCCCGAAGACACACACGTCAGGCACGCGAATGAATTTCGCCGGACTGAAAGTGTCCTGAGCGATCTGTTCCAGCTCGGCAAGATTTGCTTTTGCTATCATGACAATAAAAAAAGGCCATTTTCTCTAGACCCGCGGTTGCGGGTCTAGAGGAAATGGCCCTTCGCTTGGCCTTTCGGGTTGTGGGTGACGCGGCTATCGCGTTCTAGTTTTTATCAGCCTGGATGGCCTCATGTGTGTCAAGATCGCTGTACGTGATCCTGTGCTTACTGTAGCGAATCTTACAGCTGACCCAACCGTGTCCAGAGCCCGCAGGGATCTGATCGATAGCCAGATTCCTTAGCTGCGCACAAGCCCGGTCGATAGCCAGGGCATTATGGAGGTCAGCATCGTCGCCTTCAATGGTGTGGCGCCTCTTGTTACGGCTCTTTCTGGCCATCTGGGCACCCTCCACGCTGTCCACGCTGGTTGTCGGTGAAAAGGTGCCTCTCGCCAGACCGTACAAAAAACGCCCAGTCAATGTGCAAGATTAGCATAGAAACCGGGCGAGTCAAGGGTTAATGGTCAACGGGTCGCAGTAAGGGGTGCCGAGCCCTGGCGTTTCCTCAGCCTCTATCCGGTACAGTCTACCGGAAAATCTTCCACTTACATTGAAATCTCGAAGATTGACACCGAGATTTCAGTGTCGAATGGCATGTCACGGTTAGTGCGCCACCGCGGCGAAACGATCGACCTGTAGCGGGCGGCCGTAGTTTATAGGTGAGTGCCGGCCTCAACGTAGGACAGCTCACCCGACCAGTCTCCGTTGTCGTACAAGAGCTGGCCGTTGGCGAGGCCGGCGGGATAGCCGGGCACGCAATTGTCCGCGATCACGCAATTCTCGATTCGAATGCGTGCCCTGGCCGGACCGTCGCACAAGCACCCTAGACGGCGAATGTTTGACAGACTGGCAATCACATCGCTATCCGCACGGATCACTGGATTGACGTCGTTAGGCTTCGTCGTGTGGCCGTCCCTCGCGACGAAGAACACTGGAGGATAGCCGGGCAGATTATGGGCCCACATCAGTGTGGGAGGATCTCCGTCACCGTCAACGCCAAACCCGTCCAGAGTGAACTGATTCAGTTGATCAGTCGTGCGCTCGACGTCAAAGATGGCCTCAACACTCATGATCATTGGCCGCTGGACGGTCACCTTGCCGCCGTACTTCACCCGGACCAGGGCAGCTGTGTGGCGCACGATCGGGTCCGAAATGACATGTCCGAAGCTTTGCCAATTACGAGTTTCAAACGCGGCGTCGAGATGATTGAATCGGCAGTTCTCGATGCGACATGTGTCATTGTTTCCGTCTTCCTTTTTCTCTCCTGCGACGATCGCCAGATCGGCGTTTTCGAATGCACAGTCCCGCCACGTATTCCGTGATGTCCCCCATCCAGTTGAAAACTTAATGTGATGACAGATTTCGGCGGCCTTGGCCCCGTGGTAGGCGATCCCTTGGAACAATGAGTTGATAGTGTGGCCTGACGCCATCGTGCCACCTTTCCTGCCCCGCCACTTTAGTGCGGCGCCGCCCCAGCAAAACCAATCCGCACCGCACTGGTGATCCCACATTGGGCCGCCGCCAAACAGGTGTAGTCCCGCGATCCATCGCGGCCGCGGGTGGTCTCCCTTCTGAAGGTGCAACGTTGTATCTAACATGTACGTTCCGCGCATCTCGACCGGGGCATGACGCGTAACGGCATTTGCGATCGTTCCCGCGAGAGACACTTGCGTGTTGTGTGCTGGATACATATCTAATTCCTTTGCCTGCGAATGATGGACATTTTGTAAGTTCCGGTCTTCATGGCCAAGCCTTCATGGTTCTCCACCGCAAAGATTTTGGCCAGCTGCCCCATGACGTATGACGTGCTGCGATGCAGGTCACAGTCGGCGGGCGTTTCGTTCCAACCGATTACGAACCGGCCGTCATTCGGGAGCCTCAACAGGACTGCCGCAATGCTAGACGTGAGTAAGCCAATGTTCCACACGTCGCCTGAGATGACCTGCCACATTGTGACAAGCGAGATTGGCGCGTCCGGCCAAAGGTTGCCAGAGATGGCGTCTTCGATTTTGCCCCAGATGCGGCGGCCTCCAATGATCTCTGCCGCGCGGCGAATGATTGGCCGATCGCAATCGAGCGAGAACACCACATGATCTTTGAGGCCTGTAGCCGCCCCAAAGAATCCGAAGCCGGCACCAAGGTCTAGGACGTAATGCTGTTGCGTGGCCATCAGGCCGAGCATTTCGGCGCGCCGCACGTTGTCTTCCCAACATGCATCAACATCTACCGCGTACTTGACGCACCCGTCCTGCCAGTCTTCCATTCCCATCGCCAGTATCTGCTGGCGATCAAACGGCGGATCCGGTATCGGCATTGCCTCGCCTCGCGTAAATTACAGCTCGTTCGCCAAACTTTCGGGTTTCCCGCCGCAGCCGACATCCTCACACGTTGTTGGATCAAATCCAAGAACAAGAGTCACATCTACTGGCGTTTCAACCTGTAAATCATCTGGGTCCTCCGTTTCTTCTTCTTCTCGCCAATCAATCTCGTCTTTGCCAACAAAAAAGATGTCTGCACCAGCATTATGCGGATCATTCATTACCTGATTCCTCATGTGAAATTGGCCGCAATCGACTAAAAACCGTCGGATCAATATACGACTGCAGCGCCACGGTCGGTGTATTGCCCAGCTTTGCCGCTACGTGCTGTGCGATTTCACGCACTTGCTTCTTGTATTCTTTATCATTTTTGGCTGGCACCCTCTCCCGCACTGAATCTGATGCAAGAGTCGTTCCGACAAGAGTACGGAAGTCTTTGGGCTTGAATTTTCCACCATCAAGAGTGGCCACATACGCCCGCAATTTCTGATCATTGGTGTCAAACAGCCTGCCATGCTCGCCAACTGTCAGCTTGCGTTTGGCCAACATGGACGAAATAGCAGGATTGGTGACTGCCACGTCAATAGCCACGCCCTTCTTGCCTGTAAAAACCAGTCTTACGCCACTATCGGTCACGACAACATGACGCCCCAGAAGCGTTGTCGCACCATATGCCTGTTTCTCAGCCTTTGTGTCCCGCCCAGAGCCAGGGCGCAAGCCCGTTTCGTTGATCAGCAGGGCGACCTCTGCCTCCGTATTCCCGCGAGACGTAGCTTCTCGCATTTCATTTATAACTTCATTGCGTTTCGCAACCAATTCTGATATCTTCGCAAATTTCGCTGCAGCAGCCCGCATGGCATGAGAGGTAGAATAGATGCTTTGTTTTCGCCCTTTCGCATCAATCCCAGTCACCAAGAGAGGGGCATCCGGCGAGGTTGCAACCGATACTTTTGTCCATGCTGGAGGGATTCGCGGAATGTACGTAGGAAGCGGCGATCCGTCACCCATGACAAATGATTTGCCACTGCGAATCACTGTTTTCATTGTAGGTCCACGGGCCTTATCTGTAAATTCCCCATCTGCATTTCGCGGGTGTTCGCTTTCCACAAATGTCGTCAATTGTTTATATTGCTCAGCATTGCCTCGCCTCGCGTAAATTACAGCTCGCTCCCACATCCCAGCCGAAAACGACTCAGACTGTGCGGCCAGTGATTCATCCCACGGGCCACTTAGATCGCCCTCACCTTCTCCGAACTCGCCGCCGGACGCCGTCTCCGTGTAGTCCAGGGCCTCCTGGATTACTTCCGGGTCATGTCGCGGCGGGGCCTTCACCAGCCCCTTTTTTAGGCGGTTGAATAGTGCGTATTCGGCATCGTCTTTCCCGATAAACTCGCCACCACCCCATTCCAAGAGATCTGGGTGGTGTGCAATCGCGTATTCCACGATTTGATCCCACTGCTTCCTCAGCCCAGACTTGCCTTTTGTCAGCTGGTCTGGGTCCTCTGTCTTTTGTATGGTCCGTATTAGTGCTCCCTGTCTGGCGCCATCGTATCCGAAATTGCCAAGCAAGTTCCTGAGTGAGCTATTTTCGGCCGCCGCCTCTCTGTTTCGCCGTTTCCATACCTCATCGACGACGGTCCTGAATCCGGCCTGATCTTCCGGCGAGTCACCCACAGCACTGGCTACAGCCTCGTCTAGTGACTGTTTTGCTGACGCGCGACCGCGCTCCTTAGGGGTTTCTGTAGGCTCTTCCTGTCCGCCTCCGAGCTGTTGCTCAATGGCTGCAGACAGGCCAGGACTGGCCCCAACCCAACCAGCTGCAGATGACCTCCGGAAAAACCACATTCCCCGGGACTGGCCTACGTCCATATCGTGTCCCTGTATCGATACGGCTGTGGGTTCCTTTAGGGTTGGCTGGGCTTTCACGGAGGCCTCAGTGGGAGTCGATGGCGGAGAAGCGGAGGGAGCCGACTCCTCACTGCCTTCCGCGGCCGCCCGCTGAGCCGGCTTCGCCGAAAAGCTAGGCTCCCCGCGTTCCGGTTCGTGAGCCTGAACCCGACCGGCGTCCCGCAGTCCGGCCAGTGCTTTATGAATCTGGTTTGACAGCGGGTCCTGAGGATCGACCTTTGGATGGCCCAGGGCGGTACGAAGGTCGCGCAGGCCGACTTTTCCCTGAGACTTACTCAGATAGTCCATGATCCGTTTCTCATCAACGTGTTCTTGGTACTTTGCGGCTGCGCGGCGTGCCTCCATTTCGAGTTGATTGTAAGCGTCTGGCTCCATTACATCTCGACCGCCTTCTGGAATTTTGCCTTCCGCTGCTTGCCTTAAATGCGTTAGCTCGTGAACCAGAGTTGAATGCTCTTCTGGTGCTTTTCCGTCAGGCAGCCAAATCGTACCAGACGATGTACTTGCGACCGCATTGGCCTTCAATCCTGGAGGCAGCGTACCGCCCTGAATCTGCTTGAGGCCGGCCAGTAATTGCGGGTCATGCTCAGCGATGGCGGCCAAGGCATCTTGGATCTTCTTTTCGTGCCCAGGAGCTATGTCTTTCATTGCAGGGCCGCCACCCTCCGACACCTTCTCTGGCTTCCCGCCGCCAGCCTTCCCGCCACCCTTGTCGCCAACCTTGTCCTTGTCAATCTTCCCCAACGTCTCTCCGGTCAATGCCTCGGACCCGCCATGTATTCGGCCCTTCTCGTCTATTTTGACCGGTGTGCCGCCCTCGTGCTCGCCGCCTTCGCCCGGAGAACCTCCGATCGTGATCCACTTCAGTCCCTGTTGAGTCTTGGCTGATCGGCTTCCGGTTCCGCCCTTTCCCATGATTGACTGCTGGCCAGGAGAGGACATATTGCGATAGCACTCGCGGAAGAGTGCGCCGAGAGACTGGTCGTTTTGCATGGTATGGCGTTCTCGTTCCTTATCAGAAGCGAGGCTTGGGTAGCCTTCGAGAACCTTAGCCGGGACAGGTTTGCCGTCGTCGATGGCCTGTTTAACAAGTCGCTGATGTTTCCCTTGATCTTCCAGGTATGCCTTATGCGCCTTAGATGCAGCACGATAAGCACGATTCCATCTTTTCATCAATTGCTTGTGTTCGGCTGCCTGTTCGGGCGTGGGGCCATTCTTTCCGTATAATTTATCGATCGGTCTCGGTTTTGCTTCCCGCAACTCCCTCATTCTCCCAGAATGCTGAGTTGCATACTCATATCCAGTCATCTCCCACGGTTCCTTCACGGCTTTTGCTTGCTTCGCGGCGGCGGCCGGCGGTTCCTTTGGCTCACCCTTGGCTCGCTTGCCGAGCTCACTCTTGATTGGCGGAACAAGCCACCTCTGCTGTTGTGGCGTACCGTTCTCGCGAACGTGCTCTAGGGCTTCCTGGAGCTGTTCGTCGGACATCTCGCCAACCACGTCCCAAAACCAGTCTCCGCCTCGCTCGTTACCATCTTCGTCAATGAACTTGCCCGCCGGCATGATCTTGTCAGCCCAGTCTTTAGCTGACGCGTCCCCGCTGCTCTCTGGGTGTGTCTCTGCCGCAAGCTCAGGCTTGGGGTTTGGATGCGTCTCCGCGGCCAACTCGGGCCGTTCCTCCAGAAAATCAGTCTGTCCAGGCGACAGGTCCAACCCGGCCAGGAGCTGCCCCTGTTTCTTTTTCTCTGGCGTAAATTCGGCTTTCTTCCAGGGGGCTTTATTCTTCAGTTCGAAGGGCTTGTCGGCTTCGGCGGCCGCGGGCTTTTTCTTCTCTCCGGCACCTTCAGTGAATTTCCCGGAAGCGTCGCGTGGATGGTCTTCCTCTTTGAAGTTGAAGCCAAGCTGGGCGTACTGCACGCCCTCCTCATTTGCCTCTGCGAGAGCCAACTTTTCTGCTACACCGGGAGCAATGGCGCCTTCGCCGTGTCCGAATTTCCCGTCTGCAGCACGCGGGTGTTTACTCTCGTCCCACTGTTTGGCGTGCCGCTCTTCCTCATCATCAAACGGCCCGCCAGGACGAAACTCAGGGATCAGATTGACATTCTTTCCTCCATCCGGGCCTTCTGGATCATCAAATTCTTCCACGTCTTCATTGTCACTGCTGGGTGGAGTCCAGCCGGGGACCTGCGTGGGCAAGCCGTTTGGCTGGCCGGGTTGTCCTGGTTGCCCCGGTTGCCCCGGACCGGCCCCCAGACCCATCGCTTGCTGCTGTTCCAGCATTGCCTGCTGTTGTTCGGCCTGTTCGAGCCGCGGGTTACGAAGTGTCTCGTCGTCGGTATCGGGCTTCGCGGCGCCAATCATACTCGCCACGTCATCAGCCTTGATCCGCAACCCCATCGCCCACGCTCGCTCGTAAGCTTCGAGCATTTCGGACGCGTTGTCAGCTTCCGTGTCGATTTTGAACTTGATCCGAATACTGTGCGATGCTGGGAAGTTTTGCAGCTGCAAAGGTCGTACCAGGTCCGTCGTGAGGGTTTCTTCGAGTTTACGGGCGTCGTATCGCACGATATCCATGTAAGTCGCGAGGTGAGCGTCCGCAACACCAGAGCCGAGCCCAGTAGCCTCTGCTTCGCTCGTGAGGGTTTGCCCGAGTATGTATCGCTTGATTCTTTGCAGGAAGAACGATTGTATGACGTCTTTCACGGCATCCGCACCAGCCAGACCAGGTTCCAAGTGCTGAACTTGCCACAACGCCGGATCCTCACCTTCCTGAATGGGCACCAAGACGATCGACCGGCCGCCGCCGATTCGCTTTTGCGCGGCTTCGCGCGTCTTCTGTTCGCTGGTCGGGTTGCCAGCTTTGTACGGCCACAGCTCAACGCCAAAACTTGTGCGTTCGAGATATTCCATCAGCCATGCCGTGCACTCAGACATTTGATACCACGTCCAATAAATGCGCGACCTGATGCCGATGCCATGAATGCTACCAGCCTGTTCCGGGTCTTCATAGGCACCGTCTTCTATGATGTGTTTATGTATGGCAATGAGGAAGTCTCGCTCCCACTGATTGAGGAAATACGCAAGACCTTGGTCGGTAGCCTCGACCTTTTTGTGCGGTTCACCGAGAAAGTTTTTGTGGTGCACGTCCCATTGATAATCGGCACCAATCCGGATGCCGATCTGACGCGGGTCGTAATTGTGACGGCCATCGTCGTAACGGAAAACGATCTTATCGCCATGTCGCGGTTCCCACGTCTTAATGACTTTCCGCCGGCGGCCCTTCACCCAGTCCCAGCCCCAATTATGTGCGGTTGCATATTTTCCAAACCACAGGGCCTCGAGGAGATTTCTGCGATACTCCGTGAAGTCCGGGATGCGGTCAATGATGTCAGTTAGCTGTTGTACCAGGGCTTGCTGGTCGGTTGACTTTTCGTCTTCTGGCTCAAGATGCCACTTCAGTAAAATCGACCCGCGTTGCCGACCTTCGAGGCATTCCATGATGCCGCACTCGTTGCGCATATAACGAGCGTTGTGATACGAGTGACGGAGGGCTTCGTCAGAGGGACGATAGACGCGAGAGATAGTCCCAACGCGACCCTGCACCGTATGGATGTGCGGAACCATTGGTCTAGCGAAATTCGGCGGGGCGCCGTCGACCCCGTGCGCTGGATCCTTGGTCTGCTCGTTGACAACTGTAGCAGGGTACTTATTAAGGTCAGCTAAATTGATAACGCGTTCGCTGACACCAACATTGCGTGGCGGGAAATCGTCCATCATTTTCTCCAATCATCAATAGCTATCAGCTTCATCCGCTCCAGCAAGAAAGCTATCAGCTCCATCCGCTCCAGCAAGAAATGAATCGCCATCTTCCGACGTATCGGCGGCGATGCCTGTCCCGGCAATAGTGCCTCCAAACAAGAGATTCAACAGCCAAGATCCAGCCGGCATGTCAGTTAACCTCAATCCAAGTCGCAGACCAAATAACGTCTTGCGCAGCGGAAAGTATCACGTTAATGGCCTCATTGGCTGTGCTGCATTGCATCCATCCGCCCTGATTGTACGGCAAAACAAAGCCCGGCATATCATTTCCGGCGACTGCAGTTGATAGCGGGATCGGGTTGGCCGCATTCCCGAGCATATCGGTATCTGTTGTGGAGGCGACGTAAACATTCGTTACAGTTGTTGATGTCGGAATGAGTGTAAGAGCCAAGATCCTGGCTTTTTTGCCGGCGGCTGCCGGTATCATCTCGACGGTTCCAGTTGCAGCCACGCCAGACGCACGCTTGACTTCACACCGCACGGCTCCATCGAACAGATAAGACGACTGATTACCGACCATCATCCAGCCCTGGGCGGATGCTGCCAGTGTCGTAACGTCACCAGTTTCAGTGGTACGCTCACTTGAGTCATACCGACCTGCCAACAGCACAGGATTCCCGGAGGTTGCCGCGTCTTCCGCCGCGGCGCCAACAGCCGTAACGGTCCCAATGGCGCTTGTGCCAGCCGGTAAGCTTTCGCCAAATTTGATATCCCCAATGTAGGTGGCGTCTGTAATATCGGACGCCGGCACAGTTGATAAAGACGCAGACATGGCTTGCATGCCCAGGTTGCCAGCCGGGAGCGTAACGACATCTACATTGCCAATGTTGTTGTCGCCAGCAGGAAGTGCATTAGTGATGGCCGTGACTGCAGAGACTGTTGTGACGGTCCCGGACGAAATGACGACCGCACCCGTATTGCATGCGGTTACTTTTCCGTCCAGGGTATTTAAGGTGGCTTCGGTCGCAGCTCCCGTCGGCAGACTCACCGTGCCGCTGATGTTCGTGACGTTCCACGCACCGCTTTGCGTGACTGCCACTGTCTCACTGTCAAGAGTTACCTTGAGATCGCCCACGGCATTTGTCTGCAACGGATGCGTGTCTGTTCCATCGTCTCCAGCTACAACCATGAACACAGACGGCAAGGCCGCAGCTTCGGTCGCAGTAGCTGGTATGGATATAACATCAACGTCTCCAATATCCACACCGCTATTCGCAGCAAGCTTTCCGATGGCTGCGGTTCCGGCCGCCAACTGAAACGTGGCGCCGGTAGCTGGTACTATTGGCAAACCAGTGTCGTCCTGCACAAAATTGGCAGACCCGTCGCCTGTGGAGTAACACAGCAGAACGCCTTCGGCAAACTGCGTGCCGATTGTGTCCCCGTACAGATCACTTCCGCCCGAACCGGCGTTTAGTGTCAGGCCATCTGGAGTTGGCTGCACCATTTTTGCGTTCCTTTATTCTTTCCGTCAACCAAAAATTCCACCGCCAACCATTACATTAATCCGGCCACCCGCGGCCCCAAAATTCCAGTTAGTATTATTCCCGTTATCCGTCCATGGCCCAGCGCTCGCGTCTATCTCCGTTCCGCCTGCTGTGCAATATTCAACATCGCCCGTACCAGACGCCACGGCCGTTCCTGTAACGTCTAAATCCCAGCCAGCAGTAGCGGACAACGATTGTCCATTCGCAGTAAAGTTGCCCGTCACCTGCCAGTCGCTGCCATTCATATGGTCGGCGCTGCCCTCCATCGTGAACGCCGCAGCCCAGGAACAGTTGCCGCCGATGGTGAGTGTCTGTTCGTTGGGGTCGAAGTCGCCCGTGCCTGTAGATGTGCCAGTGAAGGATTCAGTAGTCAGGCCGTCAGCAAGCTGTATGTCGCCCGCAGTCTTGTCGATGACGATATCTTCGAGGGGCTTGTTGAGGGTAGTAATGGTTTGGTTCGACGAGCCCGAGAGCGTGATTGTGCCCGTGCCTTTGGTCCAGGTAACTGTTCCGCCGCCTGACTCTGATATTGTCACGTTGCCCTGGAACGCCATATCCGGATTGTTGGTGGCCAGGTCCATTACGTATGTCCCCGTTGGATGTGCTTCATCAACAGCAAAAACATCCTCAAAGGTGTACGTACCCGCTCCCCATGTGCTAGTGCGAGTCAAAGACGAACTGCACGAAAATGTCACAGCACCCCCGTATGTCGCCGCGCAGATTGTACTTCCCCACTGTACGTCTAGTGGAACAGAGAGCGTGCCAGACTGAACGCTGATGTTAGACGAATTGGTTAAATACCCCAATTGTATCTTGGCCGCGCCGGTGATCGATCCAGTGTTTTGAACGTCGGCATTCGTGGCATAGATTGTGTCGCTGTTAATCAACGAACCCGACACATAGAGGCCGCTAGTGATCGCGAGATAGCTGGAGGAGTCTGTGTGTGTGTAAGATCCTGTTATTTCCAACTCATACAGCGGGCCGTTAGTGCCGTGAGTGCGGACGTTTTTTGTCAAACCAGTTAGTTTGACGCGCGATGTGCCAGGTGTTAGCGTCCCTAAATCCTGAGAGTCCCAATCCCCGCTACAAGTCCAAGTCCCGCTGCCCAAGTCGAGCGTAGCCGAGCCGCCATAGGTGCAGTCCAAGCCACCCGTGCCGATGGTAACGTCGTAAGTGGCGGCGTCTAGCGTGCCAGTGTAGAGAGCCCCGACTGTGCCAATGGTGATCTTGTCGCAAGCGGCAGCTAAGTCCAGAGTGCAGTTGCCGCTGTTGTCGTCGAAGATTGCGTCATCGCCGGCCGTTGGAAACGTAGTATCCGCGCCGCCGCCACTGGTTGTTGACCAGTTGGCGTCCGTGTTCCAATCAGAGTTGTTGGATCGGTAATACTTCGTCGTCATGGTTCAGTTACGTTGAAATGTCATCAATGCGGAATCGGATCTCTACGCTTAGACTCACGCTGCTGGAGTTGGCGGGCACTAATCCACCAACGAGGTGCTCGGTGCTTAAAATCCCAGTTACTCCAGTGATTGCGGTCTCCAAGGCGGTAATAGCAGCAGCGTCGAGGTCAGCAGGAACTCGTAGCGCGAGCACAAACATCGCCTTTCCTAGGTATGATGTCAGCAGTATATTCTCACTGAATTTGCGGCTATATCCCCACACATCCCCGCCAAAGCCTTGATTGCCCGATTCGTTGGCATTGACGTGCAATCTCAATTCCTTCGCGGCGTCTTCGATGCTGGCAGGCGCGTCAAGCCACACTCGCGGGTCATGGACGGAGGTTACTTGCGAGAGCGACTCGATGTTGGCAATCAGCGTCGCTTCGTCTGTTTTTTCAACGGCGGCGGCCAACACGCAGCCGACTACACACCAAGCAGTGTCGGCGGGCGGCGAAAAGGTGGCGATCTTTCTGTAGCCGCTGCCGGACGTGTTCATTTCGAGGTTCTGCTTTTCGGCCGCAGACCATGCTGTTGAGTCTAAAAGCGTCATGATTATTCCATTTCTTTATAGAACGCCTTTTGCGATCATGTTAATTTACTAAAAACTGGCCCATTGTACGCCACAATGAAAGTTTGGCCAGCCACTGGAGTAAACATAAACTCGACGCACACGTAACCGGCTGCGTCAAACGCGGAAGCTGGCACCTCATGCAAGAAATTGTAGCCAGTAGAATCCTTCGTCCACCTCGCGTCATCCGTAACAAGGTCGCTCTTGACAACATTTGCAACCGTCAAGTTGGTATCGTACGTTTCAGTTCCGTCTTGGTACTGCACCTTGCAGTTAACGGTGGATATCGTATCTGGTGTGATATACGAACCGCTCGGTAATCGAGCGCGAAACAAAGCGGTCCAGCCTTGTCCGCGACGAAACCGCGTCGAGTATGCCATGAGTTTTGGCATTGCGTCATCCTTCTTTTTCGGCGTCCAGTGATCTCGGGACATCCAAGGTTGGTCTAGTCATCTCACGTCTCCCTCGAGGCTGCCCCCGTGTTTGGTCTCGCTCGGAATTCGACTTCTGGCAACGTACTGCGCATCACGCCCGATCGACCTCGCATCCGACCACCTGGCCCCTGCATCGGCAAATGGCGGGTCTTAAATCCCTTGGCTGTCGCCTTTCGCGGAATGTACACTCCACCCGGTGGGACCGGGATATCGTCCGGCATTGGCGAACCAGGCACATTGGCAAACAAGGCGCCTTGCTGCAACCGATACGAGAATTGGTGTTCGTATCGACTACCCCTGGTGCGCAGATGATCCCAGACGGCCTTCCCAGCGCCCTTACCGGACGATCCTATCTCTCGCTTGAACTTCGCCCAACGGGCTGTAGGGACGCCATAATAGCCATACATCGGCCCGCGAATATGAGCCCGCTTTGCACCCTTCATCCCTGGCGCCCACGCCTTGAACGTCACAAACATTACACCGTTGTATCTACTTTCGCGCTGGAAGGCGATCGAGAACACGTTACTACTTCCCGGTGTCTCAATCTCCTTCTCCAGGATACCTTCGCCGGGCTGTGGGGCGCCGCGAGCCCTGGTCGGAATAACCTGCTCTTCCGGCCAAATCTCGGGGATAATCCCCTCTTGTTCCAGGGTTGCGATCGCGTCCCTGTGGGGCTTCGTGCCCGGCCGTGCAGTACGCAGTTTTGCCCTGGCTCGATTCACACGGGATGCACGCCGCTTCTCTTGCTTCTCCTGTTTGGCGTGTTCTTTAGCAAGACCGCGCAGTGCCTTCGCGATGTCTTTGTCTTTCCGACTTTGACTGGTCTCTAGCGTCCTCATAGCGCTGCGCATCGTTCCGGCGGCCTTCCGGACATCATATCCCATAGCCTGTAGAAACCTCGTCGCGACTTCAACTTGACGTTCGACCTGGCGACCGCGCATCTGAGCTTCAGCAAGAGTCTGAAAAACCATACCGAGCGGACCTAAGGAGCCGAGCAGTGTCCTGAGGGCGACCTGCGCTGCCAACCCCATGGCATACCGCTCGACTCCGCCGGCCCTCTCTATGTCGCCGAGAATCCCAGCGCCTGTAGCAGACTGTACCGATTGCACTAATTGACGCTGGGCTCCGCTAGATGCACGTAGGCGCCGCAATCCCTGCTCGACTTGCCCGATCGGGGACTGCGCAAACGCTCTTCGTGCGGCCCGTTGAGCGGCCCTCTCTGCTGCCGCAGCGGCGAGTTTTGCTAGTCTTGACATTTCCTGGCCTTAAAACAACACTTCTTGCCGTAAACGGTTCGCCGCACTAGCAAGGCGGCTTCAATGATCCGCGAATCAGCCGGTGATACTCCGGCCTTGATGGTTCGCCAGGATGGGGCGGCACGAAGGACGGTGCTGAGTATTTGGAATTCCTGTCGAAACCGGTCTTTGAGTTCTCCAGCGGAATCTTGTTGATGTCATCCCGCGTCGTCTTACCGTCGTCGGCGAGCAACCACTCGACGTCCACTTCTTCTGCCCAATCTCGCAACACCCTGATAGGGACCATCCAGTGGAACGAGTCGGCGCCGCGTAGACCAAGCGTAATCATTCCGACCCATCGGCCGGCTTCCGATCCTGTTCGTCGGACGACCATTCCGCCGGAGGATCCTCCGAGGGCTGGACAGGCGAGTTGGTCGAAGGGGAAGGGGCCGAACTCGGGGATGCGGCAGCCAACCCTTGCGACATTGCCGAAGAGCACACTTCCCGCACCCATGGACTGACCGCCGGGCGAGCCGCAGTGGATAATCGCCGTGCCCGCTCCAATGAACTTTTCCTCTTGGCTGAACTGCATCGAGACATTTTTCCATCCCTTCGCTTTGACTTCGAGAAGCGCAATATCTCTCTTGGCGTCGACGGTAAGGATTTTTGACAGAACTTTTGTCTCGCCGACACGTTCACCGGTCTCCTGGTCGAGCCATTCCTGAACCACGTGCGCATCGCCATATGAGATCTGAGTCTTCGAGTCTCCCTTGTCATTGATTACCTTTTTTGTCCTGCGCAGGCCCTCAACAACATGGTGGGCCGTCAAAATGAAGACGACAGACTGGCCTTCAACGCTCCGAAGGAAGATCGTTCCAGAGCCCTCTGCGCTACCAGCCTTGAGCGTAACGCAACAAGATTGTAGATGTGCTGCTATGTTCTCGGGAGCTAAGTCGGCGGTCTGCACGGCGTTGGCGGATTGTTCGGCGCCGTGTGAGTGTTTGCTACAGCCGTCGTCGCATGCGAATCCCAAAACACAGAAGGGCGCGAAGCCCATCATTAGAATTTTTTTCAATGTCATGGTTTCGTTCCTTCACTCGGAAATGGATTACAAACGTTCGTCTCTCAGATACTCGCCTCAACTGCCTCCTTTTCAGGTAGCGCCCGAACATGCGATGCATTCGCGAATGTCTGCCATGGTTATCTGATTCCCAGTTGCTCGGCTTCGATATTAAACAGGCAACGGCTCTTGACTGCGATGGCGTCCTTACACGCCTGACAATGGCTCAATGTGTTATCGTTGCTGATCGTGCACCGTGGGCAGCCTTTAGCGGCCTCGCGGAGGTTGTGTATGTGCCCGTTTATTGCATATATCTCAGACCTCGCCATATCTCGACTTCGTGCTGCCTCCTCTCTGGCGATCCTGTCTTTTCGGGAGTTATGTATCGCAGACTCCGCGGCCGCGCCTTGCAGTCGTTCAATATCGGCAAGCAGCCGTGACTTCTCGTCCGTGGCCGCATAAATCCCGGTTAATTTTACGTCAACAGCAGGTTGCTCAGGTCCTGCTGATCTCGTCGTGATCACCTCCTCGACATGATAGCTGTCGTCAGCTTGCGGGTTTACGCACTGGTCAGCGGTTCCACACACCTGGTGGTCGCAGTCGTCGCAATCACATATGCCGCGGATGTGCTTCGCCGGATCACACACGACTGGCGGCTTATCTTTCGTGCCTTCCGGAATCGCGTTGACGCTACACACGCCAGGAGGCAATATGGCGCCGGAATCGTCGAAGTACGCCAACACCTCAGGCTCTTCGTCTGGCTCAAATTCGGCTGCAATTTCGGCCTCAATTTCTTCCACTTTAATCTCTCGTACACGCTCGATCTCGCGTCCAGCGGTTACGTAGTAATGGGCCGCAAGACGCCGCAATTGCCGAGTCATGTGCATGACGGCTGTCGTCATGTCGCACCATTCCCGAGTCTTTGGCAACTGAAACCACTCGTCGTGCATAAACTCCGCGGCATACCGCATCGCCCTGGCGCTTGTACTGTAGGCTAGCGGGCTGTCCGGGTTTAGCAAACCGGGTTTCTCGGTCCACTGTCGAGCCTCTTCCTCAAGTGCTGTTTCCTCAAGTGCTGTCTCAAGTGCTGTCAGTTTCTCGCTCATCGCCATCCCCTTGTGCTTTAGATTGCAAACGGGCCAAACGTTCCTGATGCACATATTATACACGCTAACGCGGTGAACAGAACCACAAGGCATCTATTCTCCTGTAAGGATCTTAGTGCAAATGAAACTGGTCTTATCGGTGTCTCTCCCAAGGCACTTCTCGCCTCCCGCCGGTATCCCGGCCTACGTCCTCGTGTCGTTCAAAATGGATGCCAAACCGCTCACCAGCGTCCACAGGGTCAGGTCTCATTGCAGATGGTGGCTCATTCCAGTAACCGGACCGGTCCGCCAACTTGTTGTAGGCGCCGCTGCTAGCATCCACCTGGTCGGCGTAGCTGTATTCCGGGAATGCTGTCAACTCGTCGAGGTAATCCCCAACCCACGGCGCTCGCCGGAGATACACGTTCCCAGCCTCACATTGCGCAGAATATGGCCGAGCCCGGACAACTTTTGCCTCGCCGGGCAATTTTTGCTTGTCCTTGACCTGGTATTCTTTCCCGCTCACGATGTCGCGGTAGGCAGGAAACCGCGACAACATACGGATTGTCTGTTGTGCCGACTCCTTGCCGCCGGATCCGGGTTCCTGCTCAAAATAGATGATGACCGCGTTTCCCCACTTCGCGGCGTCTGCCTCCGCAGTCTGCAGCATGATCTGATTCCGCTTCTCCCAACTCCATTGACCTCGCACGACGTCTTCCACGGTCACCCTGCCCTGTTGGGTCCTGGACGCCAGGACGCCGCACGAGTACGCCCCGGCGCCCTCCGTGGCGGCTTTGTCCCAATAACGAATACGGGTGGCGTCAGTCGGAATGTGATCTGTCAGCTGGAACCAGTGACGCTTAAACATCAGCCCCAGTAAGTCGACAAACTTACCGGCCAGCTCCTGCTCACGCATCGCGGACGAGTAGTACTCGGCGATCGTCGCGGCGTAGTCGTCGGGAAGGAACGGATTCTCGCTCGTGTGCGCCTGAACGAGAGCCGTGTTGGGCCTCGGGATCTCTTCCTCACCAACGCGACGGAAGAATGTAGAATAGGTCCAGTGTCGACGCCCCTTTGGGGTAAACGTCATACTCAGCCTACCGGGCTGCCCGCGTTCGCGCAACACTGGCAAGCCGAGTTTGAAAACTTCCTCGACCTGGACGGACGCCTCATCGATCCACAGCAGACACTTTGTGGGACCGCGTAACCGCTCAGGCTCTTCCCCGGACCGGAAAACTATCTCGGCGATCCCGCCGTCTCTCGCGCGGAACCAGACCCGCGGCGGGGGCGATCTACGGACGCGGTGTAACACGCCAAGGGTCTCAGCGGCGTGGATGAAAGTGGGCAGCGTGGTCTCTTCCACGTCCGAATAAGTTGGGCTGACCGCCATGGCATGCATCCCGCCGGGCGTGCTGAAAATGGCATCAACTGATCCCACGTAGGTCTTGCCTACGCCGCGGCCGCCCACGAAGCCGCAGATCCGCTCCCGGAGGCGCCGAAACTGGGCCTGTTTGGGGTGCAAAAAACACTTTTTTACGGCCATTTTAACCATTTTGGAAAATTCCCGGAATTTTGGCGTCAGGGGTATTGACGGCCGTCTTATCTAGCCGATAAAATGTAGACAGTGAGAGACGGAAACATGACCAGCAGTAACACAGGGAGACGGAAAATGACGACGCTGGAAAAACTGACGACTGAAATCAAAACTACTTATGAGAATGCCACGCAATCCTGGACAGGGTGGGAATGGACCCATTCGTTCGGCGCTCATGATGACGACTGCAAATATTGCGGCGGCTTGTCGCTGTGCGGATCGCAGATCGCGATTGAGCCTACCGACCCAGACATTGATGCCCCCCCGGCGGACGCGTGCGAACATTATCTCTCGGCGCTGAAATCGGCTCGGGAGTACCGTGACACTTGTGCGGCTTCTGCGCATCACGCGGAGTGTTTGGCAGAAGACGCCATGGATCACATCCTCAACAGCGATTACGACGCTGCATTGGCCTGCCTTGACAACGCCTGCTCGGAGGAGTCCCACTACGGTGATTGTCCCACATGGGAGCCAGTCCGATCGGCCATCGAAGCGACAATCAGAGAATTGAACCAAGAGCAGCCCTTTCCCGCCGCAATCGCATCCACGTAGCGGCGTTGTCCTAGATGCTCGCTCAGGCAATTCTTGAATCGTAGATGGCATTTTTCGGGAAGTCGACCGATGCAATTCAAGGGTCTTCAGCACAGGGAACTTGACATGGCGACCATCAATGCAGCGAAACGACAATTCGACATCCACTGGGCAACTAATTGTCTGGAGGAGTTCTATCCTGACCTTTCCTTCAGCTGCGGCTATATTGGAAATATCGAGCAATGGGATGACGATCGAAACTGGCAAATTTGGTGCAATTCTATTATTTATGCTGGAGGAATGTCTGACGGACATCCGGTGTCGGTAGCAGTGGGCCGCACAGGACTGTTGCCGTCCACTCCACAAGGTTGGACACCAGTAATTCGGCGGATGCAGCAAAAACTGGCCGCATTGCATGTTCTGCCAAACCTGAGCCTGTAGAGCTGAACCAAATGTTCTATTGTCCGTTACTTCAGACTGAGAAAACGAGGGAGATGCGGCAGACAAAATCCAAGCTGCTGTAATCAAGTACGACCATGACCATGACCCGCCGTTTGGCCACACAATGCACCAGCGGCGCCTGATTGCGAATTGACTGTGCATCCTGTTACCCTCCTCCGTTACACTGTCCGTCGCCACATCCCCCAAGCGACGGGCAGCGTTCTTTCATAAAGTGGCTGCCACGTTCCAACAGCGGCCACGATATCATCAAGTACGCACTCGCAACACGGCCAGATCTCCTGTCCGCGCAGTCGCACCTCGAAGTCTCGACGCGTCAACGCGAAATCATGAACGGCCACGATGCCACCAGGCGGCAGCAGTGGTGCAAACGTATTGACCTCGCGGATCTTGTTTCCGCCATCACACAGCAGCAGCGGGCGCCGAGCGGAGTCGATCAGGTCTATTACTTGCGTTCTGGCGCCAGAGCTTCGGGAGAAGTCGAATACGTCACCCACGTGAAAGTTGGCGAAGTGGCCAGAATTGTCAGCCACTTCTACAACATCGAAAGAGTGCACTTGATAATCCGGACCGTGGTTAATGGCCAACATGGACAGCCACCTTGCCAAGTTGCCAGATGCTGATCCGATCTCTATCACCACATCGATCGCGTCGCCGCGGATGATGTCCGCCAGCATGTCGAGGGCGCCCGGCAATTGTGACATTTCGCCGAAGCTAACTTTTGCTAGGGGTGGAAACCCGTTCTCTGCGAACGTCATTGTATCACCTCACATTGCCAGTCGAATCAATATCATACCGTACGCAACAACGTATGCCACTGTGGTCAGCAAAGCAGCTGACGCCAAGATGATTAAAAAGTGGTCAGGTGGTCGGATGCCGCTCATGGTTTCCCATTGCCTCCTAGCTTACTGTCACTGGGACTTTCGCCGCTGAGTGAACCTCCATGTCCACCTTGCGGCTTTCGGCGTTTCGGCCCTCCTGGCGGAAGCGGGAATCCGTCCCCGTTGCCCTCATGGCGCCCATTCCCGTCCTGCGTTGCTGGTAGTTTTGTCGCGTCCTCTGCGGGCTCCTGTGCAACCGTCTGCAGGCCCTCAGTGTCCAATGTGCTTAGATCGATGTGACCACCCATCTGCTCGAATTCCTGGACGCTGAGAATTCTGTGGGCATCCTCGCGGTTCGTGACCTCAATCTCCACGATATCGACATGCGTGCTGTTGATGTTGTCCTGCTGTTGTTCCAGGCCAAGGATACGACAGCGGCGTTCTACGCAATGACGGGCCTCGGCGAGGAATCGTGGATCACCAGACCCAGATTGACCATGCCGAATGACCTCTTGTATCTTACCGTCCTTGGTGGTTTTCTTGACTTTGGAAGTTAGCTTGTCGGCCCTGGAACGCTCCCAAGCCTCCCATGCCGCAGCCTCAATCGCGTCCACCTTCGCCAACTCCCGACCAACGTGAGTCTCCCACGATTCCGACATGTTGTCCTGCCAGGTCTTCCGGACCTTAACCAGGTCGCGCGAAATCGTCGCCTGGTTGACTCCCAGGTGGTCAGCAATCTTGTATTGGTTCCAGCCACGGATATACAGGTCCGCGACGAACTCCCGCCGCCGGAGTAACCTGTCTTTGGCCGAAGGTTTCATGTGTTGGTTCTTCATGACGACGCTCTTGTATACTTCACTGCTGCAGGGTGCCGAGTACTCCCCGTACTTGCCTCTTGCTACGGCGGTGTTGGAGATGTTCTAGGGCCGATCTTAAACGGTGAATTGCCAGTGCCGTCTCGCTGCACGCCATCGGCGATCGCTGATAAGCAGCCAGCCGATCAATGCAGGCGCCAATCACGGTATCGACGATTGCCCCGTTCTGGAATTGCTGGCCGCTATCATCAATCGTGGGCCCAACCTGCCAACAGATCGAGAATCCCGAACCGTTAGACCCGCCGCCAATGACCATTCCATCATGCCTACATGCGTGATGGCTGCAGAATTCGGTCGCCGGGCCGGTCAGATTTAAGTCGCCGGTCTCGGATTCGCTGACCGGCAGATGCACTGTATCGGGCAGATGCGAGCCGAACGAATGGTCGATGTCGACAGGTCGCGATGGACCACAGTCATGGACCTCTAGCGTATTGTCTGGTCCAGGCGTCCCTGCGTACTGGCATGGGGACTGACAATCAAGACAGGGGCCCAAACCACCAATACCGTCTGGAGGCGGACCTTCCTTACTGTAACCGGCCTTCCCGGCCTTCCCGGCCTTCAAGGATTGGTTCTCTGCCTCTAGGCGCCCGGCCAATTCTACAAGCTTGCGATTTTGTTCGGCAAGCTGAGCCATCTTCTCAGAAAACGACGGAGCTACGTAGTCATGACTCATAGCGAATCTCGTCTCTATAAAAGGTAGGGGATTGTCAACAAAACTCTGTCTGATTGTCAACCTGTATGACCCGCAAGTGATTCTTCCTTTCGCCGCTTTTTGATTTCAGAAATCACCTTTCCAACTCGCGATGGTCCTATCTGTGTGCCGTCCTTAAGAAGCAACTTAGAAATCTCGCCAGCCTTCAGGCCTTGCTGCTCGTGCAACGCCATAATACGAGTTTCCACGTCTTCAATGTGCGACACATCGTCAGCATGAGTCAGACGGTCCGCCTCCCCTGCCACGGCCCTTTGCTCCGCCTCGAGGGCATTCTGGGCCTCCTCGTGAGTCTCGGGCCTCGGCTCCGGCACAGCAAACTGTTGCTCGTTAAGACGGACGCCGTGAATGGCACAGGCCTCGGCAATCTGGTCGTCGGTGACGTCCGATAACATCAATTTAATCTGTCGCTTTGTGATGTGTGGCAAGATCACGAGGTCGTGCACGCTCTCGGTTGGCTGTTTTGACGGCTTGTCAATCCTCGACTCAATCACTTCCGTAACGCGCACCGATCGCTTAGCCCAGTCAGCCTTATGTGTTTCCTCACGAATGCGATCGTCCGGCGTCATTGTTTCGGCTGGCTCATAGCCCTTCTTGCGTTGTCGCTCAGTCTCAATATTGGCGGCCATTAAATCGGGCTCGCCGTTGTCGAGATAGTAGCCGTACATGATGGCCCGCTGTCGCATACTGACGCCTTGGCGTTCTAAGTCCAACATGCCCTCGAGGGTGGAGAAAAATCTCGGCTCGCGTGCTTCGCACATTTGACGATAGGCGATCCACAACGAATCATCACCACCAGGGTGCGTCGTCTGCGGCCGCATCGCGATGCTCTTCTTCCATGCTTGCCACTTCTCTGCGAAGTAGTCAGCAGCCAAGACAGTGTGCCAGCTGGACTCTTCAATTAGCGTGCTGTTCTCGGATTCTAAAAAATCAATTAGCTGTATAGCAGCCTGGTCGATCCCATCGCTAATGACCTTGACCATGGCGCCGAACCACTCGCGCACGGGTTCGTCGCGTTGGCTCCAGTCGTCACAGGCAAAGATAAGGGCTTCGACGTGTTGATTGAATTGCTCAGTAGTGGGGGAAGGCATAATGTTCTCCTCGCCTCGTGAAGTTAAAACTTGGACAGCAAAATTTGAAGTTGATTCAGTGCGTTAAAATCAAGAAACATCAACCAGGGCAAGGTCGGCCTTTTGCTCGCCAGCTGTCTGTGACAGCCAGAAAGTCCAGCCGTTTGCTCCGTCTTGGTCACCATATTTCCAGGTGACGATTCCGTCGAGTCCGTTCTCTTCACTGATAGTCTCGCTTTCCTCATTCACCTTCACAACCATCGTGGTGGCAGAGGCGGTCATTGAGACTGTCAGTCTGATCTCAGACTGATCGCCAAACTCGACTGCAGCCGACTCGACGGCTGATTGATCAGCACCACCAACAGTGCGCTGGAACCCGAAGACCTTATCCGCCGGATCGTAATAGATGCGCAGGTAGTTGCTGGCATCCTTAACGTAACTGAAGATGTACTTAAGAGGCGTGCTCGACTGTCGGTATGACGCGGTGAATGGTTGCAGCACGATCTCGTGAGAAACGTCTCCGGAAACTGATGCGGAGGCTACTGTGGCAGCCAGTGCTGTTCCTCCGATCTGCCACGGCTGCTGATCGCCTTCGTTGATCTGAAGGGCATCGTGCAAAATGTCGTTGGCGCCGTTGGTGGTACGCAATGCGTTTGCCGTCAGCCAAAAGTTGGCGCTCACTCCTGGCGTGTGCTGCACCTGAGCCTTACCCCAATCTGTGCCGCTAAGGCGGACAGACCCAGTTAGCCCCTCAGCGCCAGTGGATCGTCCGAAACGGAGCTGAAAAAACTCGCATGAATCATCGGTGTTGTATCCTCGTAGTCGCATGCTGGCGGAGTAAAGCGTGTTCAGTGTGAGCGCCACCACTGAATAATAGCAGCCGTACACCGTGGTATTTGTGACGGCTTCGTCGGCCCTGCGGGCCTTCACTGCAGAGGCGCCGACATATGGAGTAGCGGCGTCATCCGTTAAAGCTTGGCCCGAAGCTGCAAACCACAGCGCTTTATTTGAGGCATCGGACGCCGCTTCCGCGTATAGGTTGGTGTGCCCAGGAGACAGAAGCACGGCTGTGTCATCGACCACGCCGGTTATGTCTAGTACGTAGTGGTCGGCGTGCGAACGGTTCAGGTGTACCTTGCCGAGAAACACGCCAGCAGAATGCTCAAAGCCGGTAGCTATTGTTGTAATAGCGACTGTCGTCCAGTCCGTGAGATTCTGAGAAACGGAGAGTTCACGCATTTGTGTGGCCGCGGCTGCTGTTGCTCGCTGAAACAGGTACGCAATTCCATTGTGATACTCGATCGCCCATGAGTTCTGTTGCAAACCAATTCCGTCAGTCCAGTAGCATCGAAACTCAATAATCTCGGCGGTTTCAAACGCCGCTGCCGTAGCATCAACGAGACCGGCCGCACTGCAGCCTTCGTCGGCGCCAAGAAATAGATACTTCGCGTCCCCAAAGTCTCTCAGGTTGACTGGCTGGCGGCCTCTGTCGGCGCCGCCAGCACCCCAAAGGGCCCAGCTGTCTCCGCTGTCTGTTGACTTCCACCACTGCCGCTGTTCACTATCGCCGAAAACGGCGAACCACGTGTCAGTTGCGGCGTGCCAGCATGTGCAGTGGCAGTGCTTTGGCTCTGGGGATTCTCCGGCAACGTCGAGTGTAGTAGACCAGTTCACTCCGCCATCGGTTGACTTGTGTATGCGATGGCCGCCCGCCGTGGCCTTGTACTCGCCAAACATGACAACGCCAGAATCATCCTCGGACCAGCCAGAGTCTGCAAGTGGCCACACTAGCCCGGCGGCGGTCCAGTCGGGCTGCGTCGTGGCCTCTACCCAGGTGGCTCCCTGATCGATAGAGTAGTAAGCGGTGGACCCGTTGATACCAAGGAGTCGAGTGCCATCTTTCATGGCATACATGTAGGAAATTGCCTGAACACCGCCAACCTTGACCCAAGTTAAGAGATCTGAAGTGCGCCAGGGCACAGCAGACGCACCGACATGACGGCCGTACAAGTAGATCCCGTCAGTTGCCATCGGGATGATATTCTCGGCGCCCTCATCGTCAGCAATCAAGTCGTCGCCGCTGAAAGAATACTTCTGCACCTTGCCAGCGGCCCTATGCAATCGCTGCATAGGCCGAGTGACAGGTACATCAGCTGCTACCTGCGTGCACGCGTCATCATCCTGGGTATAGGCCACACTCGCCCGCGTGAAAGTAAACGACCGGCCACAGAGCTTGACGGATGCCATTAGTCACATTCCTGCAATGAAAAGCGTATCCCAGTCAGTTCAGGCTAGCTGCGCTCAATCTGAATCTGTTACCTGGTAAATCACACACCCGCCAACTTGAACGGCTGCGGATAAAAGCAAGTGTAGGGCCTTTCCTGTCGGAGCCTCTTGGTGACCGAGTTCGTGGGGCGGAAGTACCCATCCGCTACCGGAGTCCCCGAGCGCGGTCGGACCGATCAGGTCGGTTCCGTCTTCATCTTCAACAGTGACAGTAACGGCGGATGCGGCGTAGACAAACATACCCAAAACACGGATCTGCTTTTCAGCAACGGCCGCAACGATTTCGTTGGAGGTGGCGGCGCTCACATTGATGTTGGCGTATTTTACGGGGCCAGTTTTTCCAGACGACATGACAAGCTCCTTCGTACATTAAGAAATTGGATCGAGACTCTCACACCCCTATTGTTTACGACCTTCCAGTCGAGTCAGAGCATCCGATATCTCCTCCAGTTTGTCCGTGATCTTGTCCTGTCGTGACTCGATCTTGTCGACACGTTGAATAAACCACGCGGGCGGAACCTCAGAGGGTATGCCAGCGAGCGCTTGACGAATTTGGGAGACTGCCGCTCCTGCATCTCTCTCGACAGCTGTGATTGCATTGTAGATGTCCCTACCATCGTCCTTCGAGAGCATGTCTTGTTCGACAACACACAAGCGTGATTCATGGTTGACTAACGCGTTTGCTCCCCACCCGATCACTGGCAGCGAGCAGATCAAAAGGATTTCTGTAACGCCGATCATGATCGGCCACCACTGTAAGAGCTTGCTGTTTTCCTTCTTAGCAGGCATCGTCATTGCCCCTTCAGTCTACTCTCACCGTTTTGTGGAAAGGCCCCGGGCCGCGGTTAAACGACCCGGGGCAGGCACCCATCGTTAAGTATCGAAGGTGAGGTTGATCAAACACCTGGGGTCGGGAAACTGGCCCGATCGCCGGACGCGGCGTTGGCGTCACTACTGCCGGTCGATCCGCCGCCATTGCGGATCAGCTCGTAGTAGCTCGTGAGATTGACCGGATACGGCTTCAGATCGGGGAGCTGCGTAACCGGGATGCCCTCACGGAGAGTCTCGAGCCGGTCCTCGGTCATAACGTTCGCCAGACTCGGGACAGTGTCAACCATCTCCGTTCCGGTGAACCACTTCGTGGGATCGTACCCGGCGAGCTGTTCGGCCGTCATGATGAAGCCGGGCGCCGATGCGGTTGGGCGATCGATCCCGAACATCTCGACGGCCATGTTAACGTAGACCCTGCGCAGGTACTGGTCAACCAGTCCGGCGAAGGTGGTGGAAATCTCCATCTCTTTCCTATTCTCTGTGTGCTGCATGGCCTCGCTGAGAGCCATCATCAGCAGGCCCGCCCATCGTTTGATGTACGGGTTACGCACCTTGAAGTACGGACAGGGGAAGACCATGAACACCTCCCCACCAGGCGAGACGTGACGCGTCTCCATGTTGAGCTCGCCCGGGGCGATGGCCCGACCTTCGAGAATCTTGCCGGTCCGAACGTAGAGCTTGTGGAGGCGCGTCAGCGTGTTGATTGACGGCGGAGTGCGCATGTCAACGTCCTGATGATGCATGATGTGGAACAGGTTAGCTCCCATGCTGTTGACCAGGTCGAGGATCTGCGGGTTGAGTGAGCCGACATCGTTGCCGAAGTTCGGCACACCGTAACCCAAGTCTCCGAAGATGCCAACGTTGTAGTGAAGAACGGCGTCAGTGTTTGTAACAGGCATGTCTTTAGTCCTTATCTTTGTCCAGACCGGCCAGGTACTGGTCGATCAGACTTTGTTCTGTTTCCAGGGCTTCCAGTGTCCCTGGATACCTCCTGGCCATATGACTCCTCGCCCAGGCGTGGGCCTTTCTGTAGGAGTCCGTTTCAATGGGCTGAAAGTGCTGCTCGATAACAGTGTTAGGTTCAGGCGGAATCGCATCAACGACGACTATTCGATCTCCACTCTCGCCAGAAGTGTCTGGAGGTTGTTGTGGTTGCGAAGCAGGCTGTGGCGCCGGAGGCGGTGTAACGGGGGGCGGGGGGGGCACGGCGAGTGAGTCACCGCCTCCAAGCCGCCCCCTAACCCGTTTACGTACGCGGCGACCAATGAACCAGCCAGCTAGACCTGCCCCGAGTCCTAGCGGGCCGCCGAACCCGAAAGCCGTTGCCAATGTCCGGCCAAGGGAGAAAAACTTGGCGTTCTCCACCTTCTCGATGAACACGGAAACGGCCGCTTGCTTTCCTGCTACCATGCCGGCAGCGGACCCGGCGTTGCGAGCTTCCTTGTATTTGGCTTCAAGCACCTCGACGGAGACCGTGTTCTTTAGTTGGGCGAGGATCGCTTCGTGCCGAGTCATCGACTCTGTGCGGATAGACTTTGTCGAACCTTGCAGGGTGTTTACGTTAGACTCGTGTAAACTGCGCCACTCCTTAGTCTGTTTGGCGGCATTCAGCGATTGCACGGTCAGTTGATCGGTAACAGAGACGGCCTCGTCGGCGGTTCCTCTCGCCTCGGCTGCAATCCCACCGATCGCGTCAATCCTCGCGTCGATTGCATCGAGTCGTTCTTTGATCGGTCCGAGATCAACGACTTTCGCGGGTGGCGCCGGCGGAGTCGGGGTGGTTGTCGGATCTGGAATCGGTATCTGTGGCGGACCGGCGGGTGGCGCGGCGCCTCCGCCTGGTCTGGCAATCTGTCCGGGCTGCGGACCATCCGCAAAGCCCCTTGACTTTGGGAAGAGCCGACCAAGTAAATCGCGGATCGGCGTGCAGCCCCAAGCCTTTGCTGGTTGCACGAGCGGAAGCCGCTTTCCGTTTCTGTCGGTGATGGACCCCTTGGTCCCGTGGCCTCCCCAGATGATCCCAATCAGCTGTCCGCGACATACCAGGGCGCCGCCTGAGTCGCCAGAGATCACAGGCCGGTCGATAGTCATCTGCTCGGCTACGCCTGTGAGTTTCGCGTTGAAGGCCCGCATACTTCCTTCGCTGGAGCCAAACCCGCACACTTCAGCGACTTCACCGACACTAGGGGTAAATGTGGCGACCGGGATCGTAACGGATCCAGGAGGCGGATCAACCAGCCACACGGAAAGGTCGGAGTTTTCCCCAACTCCGACGAGCTTGGCGAAGGAGGTCTGTTCTCGAAATTGCCAAGTGACGACTGACTGCGAATACTTCATCCCTCCGTTGTATGGAATATGCTTGACTGAAAGAATGATGCCCTCCGTGGCATCTTCCCCGTCAGGGGCATTCTTCCAGACCAAGACGCCAGTCCCTGCAGGAGCTGCAACGCCTCGTCGTGGTGTGATCACAACCTGCGACCCATCGGCAGAAGTTCATCCGCCAGGTCCGCACTTACTAGGCCCAAACATGTTTGGCAGGCCTCGTATGTCGCCGCGTGGTTGGATCCGATACCGCGAGCCATTTCCGTTTCCGTTGTAACTGCCGCCATTTGGCAGCGGCCCCATACTCTGAGGTTCCGCCCTGCTACCTCCCTGCGGACCATGAATGTCGCCACAATTTGGGCAGCGTCCGGGAGTGGTGTCTCGTTCTGCGGACGCTGGATCACATCTAATCTCGACAACTGCATCGTGGTGTGGCGCGGTGGGATTCCACTGCCAGATCTCGGCACCCCGTGCGGAATCTTGGCCCAACACACGAAGCAGCATCAAAATCAGGAAAACTGCCACAACGATAATCACGTACTTCTTCATGCCTCGCTCTCCTCGTTGCCGTCTGACGTACCATAGGCGAGGCGGCCTGCCATCCGAACAGCGGCCCACATCAGCCAGCGCGTGGATGGTCCGACACCGCAAGTTTTCAAGGCGTCGCGGAAAATTGCGTCGCAAACGTGTCTCGCGAATACCCGTTCACGGTACAGATAATCGTGTATTACAGCAGCCTCAATACCGGTAGATGGCGGAATCAGGCGCCAGAAAAACCGCGGAATTGAGGCAAAATCGGTCGTGAATTCCGCCGGAACCCACACAGAATATGTCTCGAGATTAGAGCCATATTGGTAGCCGAACGGTTCTCGTAGCTCCCAAATTGGGCGGCCTCCGAGAATAGCTGGCGTCTTTCGAACGGTCAAGTCGCCCAGAAAGGTGCGGTTTTTAGGCGCAGTTGGCTGATTCATGCCGACCCCCATTCACTAGGATGTCCACCCTAACAGGATACCAGAAATTTGACGGCGGGCAATTAGTCAACGTCAGAATAAAACGACGTCAAAGACTTCTGTTAAGGAAACTGCACCACTGTTGTCCTTTTTAAATTCGTAGCCCTGGTTGTTGCGAACCACAACTTGGCTTTTACCTTTGCCGATCTGAACGGCTTTCACTGCGGCGGCAATCATTTCTTTTTCCGTTTTAGCAACGGCCCCTTCAGCATGTTCGATCGCGCACCTAGCTGCCGACAATTTTGCCTCGGCGAACGTTTGATACGCTTTTGCCTGCGAATAGAGGTCAATCGCCTCACACATCAGCTGTTCTTGAAGTCCCATCTCACGCCACGTGTCCTGGTTCAATGAATAATGGTTCCGCCAAAATAACCTTCTTGTCGGAATCAAACAAAATGAATGTCTGTGTTGGAGGCTGCCCCTCCATTTTTTTGCCCTGTGCGTACTCATTGAAGCCGCAAGCGCAGCCACACACGAGAATGTTCCACAAGCGGATGAACTGATGCCAGTGGCCAACGATAGTATAGTCAGCCTTCTGGTTAGCGTCCCACTGCTTACAGGCCTTGAGAAGCGGAATCGTCAGACCGCCAATGCCGCCTTGATGGTTCAGGTCATCGCCATGAGTGAGACGAACCTTCCAATTTAAGACATCAGTTCGGGCAAAGTTGCTCTTACTGACCTGCCACTCGATCAGACTGCCCCGTTCAGCATGGCGCCGCTTCAAATCCTCACAGACCTGCCATTCAAGGTTGGTCTTGTGAGCGACCTTATAGCGGCGACGATGAGTCAGCCGACCATGGTTACCATGGCAGGTCGTGACCTTGAACCGATCCGCCTTGGCGTACTCATGGAGATCCATAACACCCGTCTCGATCCGGTCACGGGCTTCGAGCATCGCCTCAGTGGGACCTAGTTCGTTTGTCTCGACGCTTTCCTCGTGCAGATAATTCGACATTAAGTCGCCGAGAATGAACACGTGAAACTCGTTTACGTCCGCGAAGGTCCGAGATAAATCGAGAAGCAGCTTCGCCTTCGCGATGCACATCTCGAAACGTCGCTTACCAATCTCAAGGTTGTGTTCGTTTGGGTACTCCAACACATTCGGATCGATGACCTCTTCGAGGTGCCAATCGTTCCAGACGACCGCAACCGCAGCGCCACCCACCGGCTTGGTGAACTTCCGCTTGCGGATCTTCTTCCTCGTAATCGGCGTTTCCTTCAGTCTCTGGAATGCTGCAATCGACAGCTCCTGCAACTTGATTGTCTCAATAGCCTCCTTGTACTTCTTCCTGAGAACTGACAAGTCTGTGGTCAGTTTCGACAGGTGGACGTCTCGTCCAGAACTGCCAAGGTACTCGGCTTCTTGTTGCAGATCTTCAGCTAGGCTTATCGCCCGGCGATTGGATTTCTTTGTCATTAAGCCACTCCCTGAATTGCTTGAAGTTTGGATTGAAGCCAGGAATGGCACTCTTGCAACGATCAAAAATGTCCTTCTCTGTGAGCGGCTTCAAGACACCTATTTGGTAAGAACGACGGACTGCCAGCAGCTCGTCGAGACTCTTCTCTGGCATTAGCTCATTCCAGCCGAGCTGCTCTCTCTCTCGCTTCTTCCTCGCTTCCATTCGTATCACGTCCTGGAGTCGTGGTTCCAGGAATCCGCGGCGCCTTGCACGTTGTAAGCGACTGCGGAAAGTGGATGGCTGCATACCTAGCTTGGCGGCAGCCACAGAACCGACCTGATCACACTCCAGAAAGACTTCAACGGTTTCACGAAGGGCCTCCTCAGAGAGCTTCTGAAGCCGGCCGTCTCGATCGCGGTCTGGCGTCTTAGTCATTGGCATCCGCCCTTCGGTTGATTAAATGCGACTGTTCGTATTGCCTCGTTAACAACATCCTCTCCAAACTCTCGGAATTCGCCAAGAGCCGCATGATATCCAAGTTTTTCAAACCTCATTCTTCTTCCTCGTCGGACGCCGGAGGCACCAGTGCGCCGGTTATTCCAGTCAGGCTGTACACCACAGTAGGACAGAATTCGGTAAGCCTCGCACGCAAGACCATGACACCCATACTGCGGCACGACATACGCACCTTCTTTAACAGCTCGTCGTCTATGCCGTATGAGCGTATGTACTCGATGGTGTGCTCATTTACGGCCTCTTTGACGCCAGCTTCGGCAATCTCGCCCATCATGTCGTCAGGCTCGTAGTTCTTCGTCAGAAAGACCTTTAGGTCTTTGACACGATAGAGAACGACGGCCTTGACCCAAACGGTCTGACCACCTTTCTCTTCGATCCTCTGCTCAGTGATGACACGCTGACGAACAACCGGCCAGAGTTGTACCTTGGTCCAGAATGGCCAGTACCACCGCACACCGGGATCCTTCACTCGGACGTGGCGCCCTCGTTTGTACACGAGCAGTTGGTGCGTCGCCTGAACGATCACACGCCGCGGTAGAATCTTTGCCACGGCATAGATTAACTCACTCAACCATGCGAAGGCGGCGTCCATATTATTCTCCGGAATTGGGTTCAGTGATATCGATGGGATCGTAGCCTCGCTGTTGGGCGCCCTCCGGAGGACACTGACAGACATTCCCATCGCACTCCCCGTCGTACATGCACGTGAGACAGTCTGAGGCCTCCCGCATCTTCTCGTTGATAGACTCCTCCGATTCGACCGCCGGGGCACGGAACTTGAAACACTGGAACTTCTCGGCGACTTTGTAGTCCGGCATGTCTGCCAGCTCTTCCGGAAGTCGCCCGCGGACGATCATCTCCTCATAGTGCATGATCGCCTCGGCGTTCCATGCAATAGCTGCGAGGTGATCTTCGGAACGGTCTCCGGACTGCCAGTCGAGTACGTGTCTGCGCAGTGATGCCCAGACTCGTGAGATCGGCATCCCGGTCTCCCAGTTTCTGGCTGCGTACTTCTCTGCGCCAAGCCTGAACCATTCTCCAATTCGCTTTTCTGCAAATGGAGACGCTAGGTCTGGCCTCGGTTTTCCTTCTGCTGTATCTCGCACAGTACCGCCTTTGAATTGCTCTCTCTTACCCGAGTCGTGCACGGCATGCCTCCCATTCAGGATCGTCTCGTGGCCAAAGTAAATGACGAACCGGCAGACCCATCTCGCAGAAGATGTCGGTCTCAATCTCGATACCCTTGCTGTCATCCCAACCAGGCATTAGGGCAATGATCATTCCACAGGCGCCACGCAAGATCGGCTCGTCTGCCGGAATCCAGATACCGTGATCACACAGCGGAATGTCACCATACAAAGAGATCGGGTGACTGTGCGTGATCGGACAGAAAGTGTGCACCTTCCTGCGAAGAAGCCAGCCAGCACAGCGAGCGATCTCCCGGAAAGCATAGTCGTGGTCGGTGTACTTGGTGTAGGGGCTGGCGAGATACCAGTACCTCCCCTGGTTTGTTAGCTCCTGGGCTTCTAGGAGGCCGAACTCTGATAAATCGCGTGAACGCGTCATTCAGTGTCTCCCGCTAATACAGCAAGCAGTTCACGAATACCAGAGCGTCGCTTGTCGCGTTCCTCGGGCGTCCATGTCGCGCGGATCTGAGCAGCCCGCTGCTCAATCTGATCTTGAGATGGTACACCCTTAGGGACGCTGAACCGCTCCGCCCAAGCACGCTGACACTTCTTGCATAGGTAAAACCAAATCGAATCTTGTTGTGCAATCTTCGCACGAAACTTACGCACCTGCCCCAGGCAGAATCCGCATTGCACTTTGTCAAAACATTCATCACAGACATACCTTTTGGTGCCATCCAAGCGACGATAGGTAAGTGGCCTCTTTGGTAAATGACAGACAGAGCAAGCCATGCTCT